GTGGGGCCAGTCGTTCCTGGACGACTGGCCCCACGGCGACGTCGTGTGGTTCGCCAACGCCGAGGACGTCGCACCGCTGACAATCGCCGACCTCCGCACCGTCCTGGCCGAACTCGAGCGGCTGGCGCCCGTGGAACACGAGCTCGTGGCGCGAAAGCGCGAAGACCGCAACGTCGACCGCACGCTCGCGCTGCTGCTGACGCGGCTCGGCGGCGACGTCGAGTTCAGCCGCGTCGAGATGGAGGCCGCGCCGCGGCACGGCGAGTTCGTAACCATGCAGACGGTGACCGGCGGGATGCGGCTTGCGTTCCAGGCGGCCGCTGAGGCCCGTGCCGAGCTGGTCACCTGGTGCCGCATCATGTGCGTCGGCCCGGCCTGTGCCAAGCCGTGCGACGACTGCCGACGCGACAGCGCACGGAACGCCAAGATGCCCAGCGAGATCCGCGCGTCCGTCACCGCCGCCCGGGCAGAGTTCGGGCTGCCGCCAGAGACAGGAAACAAGTCGTGACGCGCCGCGCCGTGCGTCGCCGCGAGGCCATCGAGTGTCAGCTGCTGCGCGGGCCCGCGACGGTCCGGCAACTGGCGCGCGCGCTCCGCCGACCGCGGCTCCAGATCTGGGACGACCTGGACCGGCTGGAGAAGGCCGGCACCGTCGTCACCGTGTGGGTGCAGCGCCCGGGCTGGCCGCCCGGCGCACTCGTCGCCGCCTACCGCCTGCCGACCATCACCGAGCAGGACGACCGCCAGGCCGACGAGAACGCCCGAGCTGCCAGAACCACCGCCTTCGAACAGCAGCTCCGCGCCGCACTCCACGAGGCCGCGCACCACGCCTACCCATCCTCTGGAGAACAGTCATGAGCGAACCCCAGCCCACCGCGCTCGAGCACGCCCGCGCCCGCTGGCACGAGACCAACATCGCCATCGGCAAAGCCTCCGGCCACGGCACACCGCTCGACCCGTACCGGTACGCCGCGCTCCTGGACGCCCGCGCCGGATGGTGGGACCACCTTGGCCACCTCGCCGACTGTGCCGCCGGCACCGGCCCGGGCGTCGTCCGCGACGTCTACGCCATCGCCTGCACCTACGCGGCCGAGCTCGACCGCCAGGGCGCCGCCGAGGTTCGGTTCTGCTACCGCATCCCCACCCTGCACCCGGGTTCCGACGCGTCCCGACTCGGCCTGAACATTCAGCCCGGCCGCTTCTGCCCCGCGTGCGAACGCCCGTGGCAGCAGGGCCGCGACGGCACTTGCGACGTCTGCCCCGACCTCGTGTACGGCATCACGCCTCGCAGCCTGGACGAGGCCGCCAGCTACCCGCCGGGGAAGCCGTGGGAGCCGGTGGCCCAGTACCCGGAGGACGGCGAATGAGCAACCAGACCATCGACGACGACGCGATCCGCGAGGTGGCCGGGAAGATCATGCGCAGCCACCTCGAGGACGTCGAGTCCCTGTCCATCGCCGAGATGATGGCCGACGACGACCGGTTCAAGAACCTGCCCGAGGACGACTTCGACGCCGTCCAGAAGCGTGTCGATGACGCCATCGGCGCCGCAACCGTCACGATCGGCTGGCCCGGAACATCGGCCACCGCCATCATCGGCCCCGCCGACGGCGACTCCGAAGCGGCCTGGCACGTCATCCGCCGCTACGTCGGCCCGGACTTGTTCAACGCCGTCGACGCCGAGCTGATTGAACACACCCACCCCGAGGAATGCCGCCACCTGCCCCCGTGGGCCGTGTGCTGGTTCAACCACGAGCCCTACCACTCGTGGTGGCCGGTCGGCCTCGGCACCTGGCGCATCCGCCCCGTCGAATGGCGCACCGGAGCGGACAACTACCACCAGTCCATGGAGATTCAGGCCTGGGACGAGGCCACCCAGACCTGGCACGACTGGGACGGCACGACAGTCGGCGAGGCCGCCGCGGCCACGGCCGCCACGGTTCCGGCAACCGAGGAGGGCCAGGCCCTGCTGCAGAGCCACTACGCCACCGCCGTCGAACTGCTCGGCCGCCTCGTTGACCACGAGGACACCCGTTGCCGGCTCGACCACAACGGCTACTGCCAGGAACACAATTTGTCCAAGCCTTGCGACATCCCCGAAGCGCGTGAGCTGCTGGCTCGGATCCGCGGCGAGCAGTCGTGAACCCCAACGATGCGCCCGCGACCTCGGTCCGCGACCGCATGGCCGCGACCGGCGAGGACTACCCCACCGCGCTCCAAGCCATCCAGGCCGAACGCGGAGCCAGGCAGCAGCCGGCCGCCGAGCAGACCGTGGCCGCCGGCACCGAGGCCTGGCGCAGCGTGCCCTGGAACGCGCCCCTCAGCGCCTACTACACCACCCAGGACGCCGACCATGGCTGACCTGATCAGCTGCGCCGTGTGCGCGGCCTTCTGGCTGCTGCTCGTGTACGGCGTCCGCCGCGAACGGTCCAGGATCCGCGGCCGCCGATGACCCACGCCGCCGAACACCCGGCCACACCCACCGCCGCGGTGTTCGGCGGCCGACCCGCAACCCCGCCACCCGGCCCCGCGCCAGAACCCGCCCTCGAGGAGACATGACCAATGCCCCGCCGAAGAACCCGCAACGACTGGAAGGCAAGCCACGAGCTCCACCGACGCGTCGTTGGCATCGCAAGCCGCGGCGGCGCCCCCGACGCGGTCGCCAACGAGATCCACGACATCTACCTGCGTCACGGCGCTTTCGCCGCCCCGGCTCCCGCCAGCATCCCGCGCTGCCAGATCCACTACATGACCGCGTTGGAGAACGGCGTGTGCCCCATACCCACCTGCGGATGGAGCCCGAAAGAACCCGGAGCCGGCGCAGCGGTTCGCAACGACGTCCGGATCAACCCCGAACTCCACCGCAAAGTTGTCGCCGTCATCCGCCGCGGCGGCGACGTCGACGCCATCGCCACCAGCATCCACACCATCTACCACCGCAACGGCTGGAAGGCCCACGCCCCGGCCGGCCTGAACGTCTCCCGCTGCCGGTTCCACCCCGGCACACACCTTCAGAACGGCCGCTGCCCGAGCTGCGGCTGGAACCCGAACGGACCAGAGAACTGATGGAAACCTTCCCACAGCGCCTACGCGCGCTCGCCACCCGCATCCGCCGGCCGAAGCCCGCCGACGGCCCCGCACCCGACGCCGCGGTGTTCAACGAGCCGCCCATCTGCCCGGCCTACAGCCTCCTGGCGCCGTCCACCGAGCTGGCCATGGCCGCCGACGCCCTCGCCGACCCGACGCCCGCACCGCGCCGTGCCGACGCCGAGAACCCGTTCACCTTCGCCGACGCCACCTTGCACGCCGGCAGCACCGCAGCGCCGGTCAAGTTCTCAGAGCTCGAATTCACCTGGGAGCCGCCGAAGCCCGAACCCGGCCGCACCATCGTCGGCGTCGACGGGAACGTCATCGTCGCCGGCACCCTCGCCACCGACGGCACCATCACCGTCCAGTCGACAACCACCGTCGCGCCGCCGCGGCCGCCACGCCGCACCCAGCCGCCGGACCGCTGCCCCTGCACCGCGATCTACAGCATCTGCCGCTGCCCGGACCGCCGATAAGCAGCCGCCCGCCGCCGGCGCACGACAACCACGTCACCAGCAAAACCACATCGAACTCCAGTGCGATACTGGCCGTAGAGCATCAACACCCGGAGACACCGTGAACGAGCAACTCCCCGCCCCGCTCCCGCCGGCCCTGGCCGCCAGCCTCAGCACCCACACCACCACCGAATCCGCGCCGCCGTGCCACCGCTGCGACAGCGACGCCACCACCTCCTGGAAGCGCGCCGCCACCGACGCCGAACGCGAGGGCTACTGGGACGCGATGGAGGCGAACATCAGGAGCCAGCCGAACCTGTTCGATGCCAGCAACGCCGAGTACACCGCCGACCGCACGCAGCCAGTGACCAAGGCCGTGTTCGGGTGCGACGAGCACGACCTGTCGCCCGCGCCGGACGACGACCACAACGGCAGCATCAAGGCGATCAACGCGGCCACCGCTGCGGCCAAGCAGGCCGGGGCCGACCTGCGCGCGCTCACCCACGCCGCCGACTGCGGCGGCCACGGCGAATGCCAGTGCGGCGGTGCGGCATGAGCCACGACTACGTCCACCCCGACAGCGGCCGCGTCTACCGCGAAGAAGATCCCGTCGTCCGCTTCATCAAGCTGGCCCACGCCCTACGCCAGCAGTGCGAAGACTTCATCCACCACTACGACAGCCGCATGGCCGGCCGCGACTACCTCGGACAGCACCTGACGTGGCCGAGCGACCCGGACCGCATAGCCCGCAGCATGGGGCGGATGATCGAGTCACTGGACAAGTCGTACACGGACGTCACCGTTGACCGATCCATGCACGAATGGGGGCTCGGCCAAAAGGACGAGGAGTGGCAGCGGAAGTACGGGCCCGTGGACGGCAACGGAGGCCTGACGTGAACCGCTACTGGCTCATCTGGCTGTGCGCCCTGTTCGTCACCTTCATCGTCCCCGAGACCGTCGCGCTCGCCACCGGCAACCCCGGCAACACCCTTTCGTGGTGGGTCTGGCGCCACGTCCACGTCGTCTTCCACCAGCCCATGAGGGACTGGAGCGCAAGCCACTTCCTGTTCGCAGGGATCTTCACCGTGTTCGCCGTGTGGCTCGTCGGCCACCTCGTCTGGGGAATCTGGCGATAGCCGTGACTGAATTCTTCGGTATCCCGCCGGCCACCTACGAACAGCTCGACGCCGACCACATCGCAGCCGACCGCGCCCGCCAGCTCGACGAAGCCGCCTACGCCCAGGCCCTCACCGACCCCGAAGCATCCGAGCGGTATCGCCACGACCTCGGATTCCGCATGCAGATCGACCTACACCGGCAGAACCTGCACACAGTCGACCAGGCCCTCGCTGACGAAGGCGCCACCCCCGAGCAGCGCAACCGCATCCTGCGCAAGCTCATCAACGGCCGCGAACCGTACCGCGGACTCGACATCGCACTCGGATGGGCCGCGCCGATCACAGTGCCGCACGGGCCGTTCGGCATTACCGTCGGCGACGCGGCCATCGTCGACGGCCAGCTCCGCCATGCCACCGCGGTGGTCAGCTGCGGCTGCGGCCGGGCCCGAACCTGGGACCGGGGCGTGACCGGCGGCGAGCTGCTGGCGTGGCTCAGCGACCACCCGAACCAGAAGGACCAGCACGAGACGCCCTCGCGGCGGAATTGGTGGCGAAGGTGACTGACCCGACTGACGACTTCGCCGAGCGGGCCGCGTTCGCCGCCGAGCTGCCCGCCCGCGCCGAAGCAGCGCACCAGGCCATAGCCGAGTTCTTCTGGGCGGAGGGCATCCTGCCGGACGGCATCGAGTTCAAGCTCACGCCGATGGACCTGCAGGCCGACCCGCTGTGGGTGGCGCCCGCCCCGTGGGCGCGAGTTGAGGGACAACTACTGGCCGGAGCACTGAGGGATGCTGGCCAGCTCGATAGCTTCGTCGCGACGATGCGCAACGCGTGCGAATCCGTACTCGCGCTGTCCCGCACCCTTCGCCTTGAGCCCTGGCCGCACGGCTGGAACGAGCCCTGCTTCTGCCACCCGAAGCCGTTCCCCGCCGCCCGGGACTACCGCCGCCGCACCAAGCACCGGAACCGCAGGAGGAAGTCGTGAGCGACCTGGACGCGGCGATCCGCGAACGGCTGGCCGTCAATCAGGACAGCTACTACTTCGAATACGACTGCGAGATGATCCGGGGCGCCGTGTTCGCAGGGCTCGAACTGCACACGGCCGGCTACCCCGGCAACGAGATCGAGTACGAGTGGCGCAACGAACCCGCCTACGACAGCGGCGGCAAGCTCATCGGTTACCTGCCCGTGAAGGGCGAACCAGTGCCGCCGTACTGGTGCAACACCTGCCAGGAGTTGTCGCCGTGCCCGACCGTGAAGGCGATCGCGCAGGGACTCGGGATCGAGGTTGAACCGTGAGCGACCTGGACACCGAGATCCAAGCGAAGTTTCCCACTGCCACCAGCGCGACCCCGGATCTGGCAGTCGCCTACAACGCGTTCAGAGACACGATCCTGGCCGTGCTCGAACTGCACGGCAGCTACGACACTGACCCGTGCCTAAAGCTCGAAGACGGGGCCTGGTGGAGCCCGGACCAGTTCAAGCACTGTCCGACCGTAGTGCTCATTGCCGAGGGATTGAGGATCGAGCTGTGACCGACGAAAGCCCATACCGGCCGATTCCCCCGTTCACGGTCACGGACGGCCACCCGCTGGCCGACGCGGCCGGCTTCACCGACGTCATCGCGGAGTTCTACGCCACCCTGACGCCGCTCAAGCCCGTCGAACCCATCAAACTCACACAGGAACAGCTCGACGAAGTCAGAGCCACGGTCGAGCCCGTGCTTCCCGGGACGGTGCCGGCGCCGCTCTTCGGCACGCCGATCATCATCGTTGAGCGCGTCGAAGACTCCACGCCGTACCAGCGACGGCTGGAGAAGCTGCGCCAGGAAGCCGAAGCGGTGATGAAGACCTCCTATCGCAGCTACTACCTGTCAGGCCCGTTCGAGAATCAGGGGTACTGAGATGGCCCACCAACTGTGCGAAGCCACCCACCGCGACAAGCCGCCCACCGCACTCGGAGGCCTGCGCCTGTGCGGCGGCCACAACGCCGCGCTCGTCGACGCACTCACTGGCCCGTCGGCCGCCGCTGACCCGACCGTCGCCACTGCCTGGGGCTACCCCATCGGCCGGCGCGTCATCATCTGCGACGGCCAGCAGCGCGCCACCGAGCTGCGCACCGCCGCCCGCCGCGCCTGGATCAGGCGCCTGCAAACCATCGACAGCCAGCACGAGATGCAGGACGCGCTCTACACCATCCCCGGGCCGGTCGTGTGCGGCGACGGCACGATCTGGCTCGAGCCCGGCCGCTACCGCCCCGGAGGCCTCGCCCGCCTCTACAGCGAACTCGCCGACCGCCTGGCCGGTATCACCACCGGCGAGAAGATCCGGGGCGGCAACGCCGTCGACGTCCCCGACCCGGCCCCGGACCCCGTCGCCGAGCTCCGCTCCCAAATCCGCCACGACCTCGCACACTGGGTCACCGAGCACATCGAACACGGCGAGGCGATCGCGCCCGAACGCGACGCCCACCCCGCCATCCTTACCGCATGGCTCGCCGTCCGGCTCGACTGGGCCGCCGCACAACCCTGGGCAGGAAAGTACGCCGACGTCCTCGGCGAGCTCCTGCGCTCCAGCCGGCGCCTGATCGACCTGCCCCACGCGGCCCGCGTACCGGCAGGGATCTGCCCTGAGCACGGGTGCGGCGGCGCTCTATGGTCTACCGTCCATCTGCCGCCCCGGCTGCCCGTCATCCGCTGCGAGGCCTGCGGCAAGGAGTGGGACAGCACCCAGTGGATCCCGCTGCGGGACCGGCTTAAGCAGCCCAGCTGACGGTCGCCGGCGCTACGCTCGAACCGCTCCGGCGCGTGAACCCGTCAACGTCCTGGGAGACCCGCGCCGGAGCTCGTGCGGCCCGTAGCTCAATGGGCAGAGCAGCGTGTGAGGTAGGTGCTTCCGGCCGGAGCCAAGCCCTCTGAGATCGCAGGTAGCGGGTTCGAATCCCGTCGGGCCGCACCCCCAGTTGACAGCCTTTCTGACCTGCGGCCAAACTGATCACAGTCATCCTGTTCGATCTCTGCCCACGACGCCCCGCGGCCACCGCCGGGGCGTTCCTGCTTTCCAGGGGGGATCGTGGACGAGCTCTTCACCGTCAAGGAACTCGCGCAGATCTACCACTGCGAGCCCGGCACCGTCCACTACTGGATCAGCAAGGACCGCATCCAGGGCGTGCCCTACGGCCGCGGCAAGCGCTACCCCATTGGCGAGATCCAGAAGGCGTACAACAAGCGCCACCCCGAGGCCGCCGCCGTCGCGGCATAGACCACAGACCCCCGGCCGTCCGCCAAGCGGGTCGGGCGGCCGGGCACCACCCGCTACACCCGCTGAGGAGAACACCATGAGCGAGATCACCCAGCACATCCGGCAGGCCTTCGAGGACTTCGACGCCTCCTACCACAAGCTGCGCGCCCACCTGCTGCACACCCTCGGCCTCGACGAGCACCAGCTCGCCCACGACGCCGCGGCCGCCGCCAAGCCGGTCCTCGCCGAGGCCGAACAGGACGCGAAGAACCTCGCCGCCGAGGCCGCCACCGGCGCCCCCGCCAAGCCGGCCCCCGCCGCGGCGACCGACAGCACCGAGCACCCGACCACCTGATGGCCGAAGCACCAGACATCCTCACGGGCAAGGACGGCACGCCGTTCGTGCCCATCGAGGAGAAGCACGGCGAGGACTGCACATGCCGCTTCGCAGCCCGCATCGAGATCGACCTGGTCGCAGCCAGCCGCGCATGCCCCGGCGACCGCAACCCGCACCGCGGCGGCACCATCGCCGCACAGCTCGAACCCCTCAAGCCCGAGCCGTACCCCGGCCTCGGCATCGACATCACCTGGCCCGCGCCCGTCGGCAACGGCGGAGCACTGACCACCCTGCGGATGATGGCCCACGACCACGCCACCGGCGAGCCGCTGCTGGCCATCACAGGTCTGAGCATCGCGCTCGGCGGCGAGCAGTGGAACGGCGAGGTCATCCAGGCCGACATCAAGACGTTCGTCGACGCCGACGGCCAGCCGCTGATCGGCGCTCCGGCCAACGTGGTCCCGGACCCCGACAACCCGGAGCAGCCCTACAGCAAGGTGTTCCGCTGCTACGTCATCGAGATGCGGCTTCCGGCGTTGCCGCCCCCGCTCGGCGCGAAGCTGCCGTTCGAGGGGATCTACAAACACAACGAGCAGTAGCCGCGCCGGGAGGTCATGACGGTGGCCCAAAAACCCGGAGGTCATGACGGTCCGCTGTGCGGGGCCAACAAGCGGCAGAGCGAAGGCACCTGCGGGCAGGTCGCCGGCTGGGGCACCACCCACGTCGGCCAGGGCCCGTGCAAGCTCCACGGCGGCTCCACATGGAGCGTCAGTAAAGGTTCGCACCTGCGGCTGGCCGAGAAGCGGCTCCGCGAGGAGATGGCCACCTACGGCCGGCCGATCGAGACCAGCCCCGCTGACGCGCTGCTGTCTGAGGTTCACCGCACCGCCGGCCACGTGAAGTGGCTCGGCGACTGCGTGGCAGAGCTCGAGGAGCACGAGCTGATCTGGGGCCGCACGAAGGACAAGTGGGGCGGGGAGGACCGCGGCACCACCGAGGAAGCCAAGCCGCACGTGCTGCTTCAGCTGTACCAGGAGGAGCGCAAGCAGCTGGTGCGGGTTTCGGCCGAGGCGATCCGCTGCGGCATCGAAGAACGCCGTGTGAAGCTCGCCGAGTCTCAGGGCGCTCTCGTTGCCAGCGTCATCCGCGCGATCCTCGGCGATCTGCAGCTGACGGCTGAGCAGCAGGCGAAGGTGTCCGAGGTCGTGCCCCGGCGGCTGCGGGAGCTCGCCGCGTAGGACGGTTCAAGATCATACGATCCGCATAACAGTGATTATGCGGAGTCTTATTTACCCCAAAGCGGACACCGGCGAGCAGCGGGCAGGCCGTGTAAGGGGGCCGTCATGGCGGCCACAATCGACTGGGCCGAGCACGCCGCCCGCGCCTTCGACACCTACCGGCCGCCATGGCGGACGATCGCCCGCCCCGAACAACTCGCCCCACTCGGCGACTGGCTCGTGTGGGCGTTCATCGCCGGCCGCGGCGCCGGCAAGACCCGCTCGGCCGCCGAATGGGTCCACGAGAAAGCCACCGACAACCCCGGCTGCCGAATCGCACTGGTCGGACGCACCCCCGCCGACGTCCGCGACGTCATGGTCGAAGGCGAGTCCGGGCTGCTGGCCGTCGCCGGCGCCGGAGCCCCCGAATACCAGTCATCGAAGCGGCGGCTCACCTGGGCCAACGGAACCACCGCCTACGCCTACTCGGCCGAGGTGCCGGCGGCGTTGCGTGGCCCGCAACACCACTTCGCCTGGGCCGATGAGGCCGCGGCATGGAAAGACGCCCGCAAGGGCGACGTCCTGGACACGTCCTGGAACAACCTCATGCTGGGGCTGCGCCTCGGGGAGCTGCCGCAGGCCGTGGTGACCACCACCCCGAAGCCGAACGCACTGATGCGGACGCTGCTGGGCCAGGACACCACCGTGCGCACCTCCGGGTCGACGTACGACAACCTCGCCAACCTCGCCCCGTCGTTCCGCCGGCACGTCCTGGCCACCTATGAGGGCACGCGCATCGGCCGCCAGGAGCTCCTCGGGGAGCTGCTGGAGGACGTCGAAGGCGCGCTGTGGACCATCGCCGGTATCGACGGCGACCGCGTCGCCCTCGAGAACGTCCCGGACCTGGTGCGGATCTGCATCGGCATCGACCCGTCCGGCGGCGAGGGTGAGGACAACGACGAGCAGGGCATCATCGTCGCCGGCCTCGGCGTCGACGGCGACCTGTACGTGCTGGCCGACCGCTCGTGCAAGCTCTCGCCGAACGGCTGGGCCTCCCGCGCCGTCGGCGCCTACCACGAGTTCTCCGCAGACCGCATCGTCGCAGAGATCAACTACGGCGGGGCGATGGTCAAGTCGACCATCCGCAACGTCGACAAGAAAGTCCCCGTCGACGTCATCACCGCGTCCCGCGGCAAGGTCCAGCGCGCCGAACCGGTGGCCGCGCTGTACGAGCAGCACCGGGTTCACCACGTCGGCCCGATGCCGACGCTCGAAGACCAGATGACCACCTGGACCCCGATCGACGGCACCAGCCCCGACCGCATGGACGCCCTCGTCTGGGTCCTGACCGAGCTTGCGCAGCTCGGCCAGGGCGCCGCGTTCCTCGAGGCGCTGAAGGCCCGCGCCGAGGCCGAAGGCATCGAAGTCCCGTCCACCGCCCGTTCCTGGCGCGACCAGATACCCAAGACAGGGGGGCGGCGTGCCACGGTCATCTCTGCCTCGGCAGCTCCGCAACGGCTCGAGCGCCCCTAGCGGCGGCTCCACGGTGGCCGTGCGCCGGCCGACCACCGTCGCGCCTGCCACGCCGGCGCCGATCCGGCAGTCGCTGAACCAGCACGGCATGAACACCACGGGATCGTTCGGGCCCGGCGCGCCGATGAACCCGTACTTCGGGTACTCCCAGCGCACCCGCGCCATGGACTACCCGGTCGGCGTCAACATCAGCACCCGCTCCCGCGCGTCGTGGGGGAAGGTCTCCTACGACGTCCTCAAGGCCCTCATCGACGCCTACGACGTCGCGCGGATGTGCATCAACCACAAGATCGACGAAATCCGGTCGATGGAGCTGATGTTCCAGCCCGCCGACGGCGTCAAGGACGACGTCGACGAAGCCATCGACGTCGCGAAGCTGGTCCTGGCCTACCCGGACCGGGAGCTGCCGTACGAGTCGTGGGTCTCCAAGTGGCTGGAGAACGCCCTCAAATACGACAGTGCGCCGCTGTACCGCCGCCGTGACTACGACGGCAACATCATCGCCCTGGAGGTCGTCGACGGTAAGACGATCAACCCGTACATCGACGAGAACGGCCGCCGCCCGAAAGCACCCGCGCCGGCGTACTGGCAGACCGTCCACGGCATGGTCGCCGACTGGCTCACCACCGACGACATCATCTACGTGCCGTTCCGGCCCCAGGAGGACTCCCCGTTCGGGCTGGCCCCGATCGAGTCGATCCTGCTGACCGCGAACACCGACATCCGGTTCCAGTGGCACTTCCTGCAGATGTTCACCGAGGGCTCGGTGCCGGCCGGGTTCATCAAGGTCCCGCCGGACGTGTCCTCCCCGGACCAGGTTGCCGAGTGGCAGGACTACTGGGACGCCATGGTGATGGGCGACCAGGCCAAGATGCGCCAGCTGATCGCCGTCCCTGCCGACTCCGACTACATCGCGACCAAGCCGGCGACGTTCGACAAGGCTTTCCCCGAGTACCTGATGATCCGGACCTGCGCCGCGTTCGGCGTGGTGTCCCAGGACCTGTCCCTGACCGGCGACGTCAACCGCGCTACCGGCGAGACGCAGACGGACATTCAGTTCCGCGTCAATACGCTGCCGTGGGTGCGGTACGTCGAGGGCATCCTGACCCGGTACCTGCAGCACGACATCGGGCTGCCGGTGAAGGTGCGGCTGGACACAGGCCGCGAGGTCGAGGACCGGCTCCAGGAGGCGCAGGCGAACAAGCTGTACGTGGACATGGGTGCCCTGTCTTCGGACGAGGTGCGTGTGGACGTGCTCGGCAAGCCGATCGACAAGGAACGCCCGACCCCGCGGTTCTACTCCACCGCGCGGCTGGGCCCGATCCCGCTGCTGTCGATCGAGAGCGTCGCGGGCAAGACCGATCCGGAAACGTTTGGCCCCGACAGGAGCCAGAAGGCGCTGGATCAGCCGTTCGTTCCGGCGATCGGTGTGATCCCGCACCCGGGCACCACCGACGACAAGGCCTCGCTCGCCGCGACCGACGCCGCGCAGGTGGCCGCACGGCAGCAGCTCGACGCGTCGGAGAACCCGAACCGCGAGAGCCAGCCGACGCCGGACGCCACCGCGGCGCCGGCCGCCCCGGCGGCACCAGCTGCCGCCCCGTCCCCGGCGCAGCAGGACGACCAAGAGGACGACGAGAAGGACGTCAGCAAGGGCGTTTCGTGGCAGGTCGTCAAGGGCGACACGGTCGTGACGCATCGGCGCGGCTGGCAGTACCAGGGTGATCGCGACCGCGCCCAGGAGGGCGAGCTGGCCGCGTTTCGGGTGTTCGTCAAGGGTGCGAGCCGCCGCGGCGCGTGGGACAGGGACTTCGCCTTCACCACCGTCCCGCAGGCCGTGGCCGCCGAGCTGAACCGCGGCGGTCGGGCCGAAGTCGCCCAGGTCGTCAAGGCCAAGGCCGATGCGACCGCGCAGGCCGTGTACGAGCAGCTGGCCGACAACTTCCCGGCCGAGGCCATCGGCTGGGTCAAGGGTCTGCGCTGGACCGGCCCGGTGTCGGTGCCGCTGGAGAACATCGACTTCTCCGACCAGGACACCTGGGCCGCCAGCTCCGAGCCCGGCCGTGTCGACAAGACCGTCCGGAAGATCCGCGCCGGGAAGCCGGTGAAGCCGGCGGTACTGATCGAACGGCCGGGTGAGAGCGCGCTGATGGTCGCCGACGGCCACCACAGGGCCGAAGGCGCCCAGCGCGCCGGGGTGCCGCTGCGGGCCTACATCGCCCACCCAGACAAGGCAGTCGGCCCCTGGGACGAGATGCACTCCTCCCAGCAAGTGAACAAGGCCGGCGCCGTGCCGGGCCTAACGAAGCGCTCCGGCATGATCTCGCTGGACCTGGAGCCCGGAACCATCCCGGTCACGCCCGGCGGCCTTGCCGACCACCACATCACGATCGTGTACCTCGGCCCGGACGTCGACGACGACGCGTTCGCCCAGGCGGTCGCGCGTGCCGGCGCGGCCGCCGCGGCGATACCCGGGCCGGTGTCCGGGACCGTGCACGGCGTCGACACGTTCACGCCGTCGGCAGGCAGCGACGGCAAGACGCCGGCGTTCGCGAGGGTCGAGCTGCCCGCAGCGCACGACCTGAACGGCATGCTCGCCGACCTATCTGCGTCCGAGCACCGGGTCTACCACCCGCACGTGACGCTGAAGTACCTGGACGACGGCGAGCAGACGCCGGAGCCGGTCACGCCGACGCCGGTGACGTTCACCCACCTTGCCGTACACCGCGGCGACCAGGTGACACGGATTCCGCTCGGTCCGCAGGGCGGTCAAGGGACAGCCGGCGGCCTGCCGGTATGCCCGTGCTGCTCTGGTGCCGGCGCGCACGCCGATGGCCCCTGCGAATGCTGCGAGGGCTCGGGAGCCGATACCGGCGACGTCGGCGCCTGCACCTGCCACGACGGCATGGCGAAGGCCGCCGACGACCCAAAAGGCCGGGCCCCGCAGGGGCCTGACAACGTCCAGCAGTGGCCTGGCTGGGCACGGGATCAGGAGCTGGCCCGGATCTACGCCGAGCGGCTCCGTACGGCGCTGACAGCCCGTATCGACACCGCGGACTACGCGGCCCGGTGGCTCGCGCTCAACCCGGTCCGCAAGGCCGCCGGCGACGACGAGGCAGCCAACGACAATGTCGACGAAGGCCTCGCTACGGCGCGCGCGTGGCTGGAACACCAGGGCGTCCGCCAGCAGCTGGTCGATGCGTTCCGTGCCGTGCTGACGAACGCCTACACCGAGGCCTACGTCCTCGGCGACCGGTCCGCGCAGGCCATGGTGAACGGCGCCGCACCAGACTGGGGCGCTTGGACACCGGGTGACCCGGACGCGGCGAACCTGGTCCTCGGGTTCGACGGCCTCGGTGCCGGCCTGCAGCAGATGCTCGCCGCGCAGGGAATCCAGCAGATCAAGTCCCTCGGTGCCGGCCGCTTCGACGACCTGGCCCAGGCGATCGCGCTGTCGCTGGAGAACGGCGACAGCGTCGACACCCTGGCGCGGGACCTGCGGGACATCCTCGACAACGGCAGCCGAGCCCAGATGGTCGCCGTCACCGAACTCGCCCGCGCCGTGTCCCAGGCGTCGCTGGACACCTACCGGCGCAACGGCCTGCCCGGCAAGGAGTGGCTGATCGCTAGCAGCGGCGCCTGTGCCATCTGCGAGGACAACGCCGACGCCGGCGTGATCCCACTCGACGACGCGTTCCCCAGCGGCGACGACGGGCCGCCAGGCCACCCCCGATGCCGTTGCGCGCCCGGCCCTGGATTCGTGATCGGAGGTTCGGATGGCTGACGAACCGATGCGGTTCATCGTGGCGATCGCCTACAGGGCCGGGCCGGACGACGGGATCGTCAAGGGCCAGGACGGCAAGCGCGACTACTTCACCGCTGAGGAGCTGGAGAAGGCCGCGCACTCCTTCGCCCGCAACGGCATGGGCGGCGGCCAGTTCCACCTCGACGGCACCGGCCAGGACTTCGAGCCGACCGAGTCGTGGATCCACCGCGGCCCGGACTGGCCAGTCACCGGCCCCGACGGGTCGGTCACGGTCGTGAAAGCCGGTGACTGGCTTGTCGGCGGCTACCTCAGCCCCGCCGGCTGGGAGCTGTACAAGGCCGGCGAGATCACCGGGTTGTCCCCGCAGGGCAGAGCCCGCCGAATCACCACCAGGAGGGCGGCCTGATGGCCGACGACGACGAAGAGTTCAGCGAGCTGACCGGCGCGGACATCGACACGGTGCACACCGTCGGCAAGGCCGCGAACGGCACCACGATTCTGTTCGCGAAGGCCGCCGAAGCCGGCGCCGACGGCGTGTTCGGGTCGGACTACGTCCGGGACCTGATCGCCAAGGGCGCCGAGCAGGACCAGGCGCCGGAGGAGCGGCTGACCCCGGCACAGGCCATGGCCCTGATCCACGCCGCGTCTGTCCGCAAGGCCGACATGTCCACCGCGGACGTCAACGACCTCCCCGACAGCGCGTTCGCGCACATCGAGCCGGGCGGCAGCAAGGACAACGCCGGCAAGACCACGCCACGGTCCAACCGGCACTACCCCGTCCACGACGCCGCGCACGCCCGCAACGCCCTGGGGCGCGCGGCCGCGGCGATGAACGGCGATGACGCCGACAGCAAACGCATCGCCGGCGCCGCCATGCCGAAGATCCGGGCGGCGGCGAAGCGGCTCGGTGTCGAGGTCTCCAAGGCCGCCGACACCGACCCGACTGAGACGACCGAGACCGGCGGCCCGGTCACCAAGGCGCAGGAAGCGCCCGCCCACGCCGCACAGGCGGCATCCCCCTCGGAGGAGAACACCATGAGCACCGAGACGACCGCCCCGGCCGCGACCACAACCGCGACGGCGACCGCGACCGAGCCGGTGGCCAAGGCCACCGAGCCCACCGGCGTCGGCCTGACGCAGGAGCAGCTGGCCGAGTACGGCCGCCAGGCCCTGATCAAGAAGGCGGCGAAGAAGGCGGCGAAGGCCGCCGCGGCCGCGAAGGCTTCCGGCGCCGCGCAGGCGCCGGACGAGACCCGGACCATCCCGGGCACCGACACCGTCCAGTCGCCCGCGCAGGGCACCGACGACGTCACCAAGGCGGCGGGCAGCCTCGCCTCCGCACTCGACCAGGTCATGGCACCCGTGGTGAAGCAGCTCGGTGAGCTGGCCGCGAAGGTGAACGGCACGGAAGAGCGCGTGAGCAAGATGGCGGCCCAGCCCGACGACCGCAGGTCCCCGCTGCTGAACGGGGCGATCGGCCAGCCCTCGCTCGCGATGCGCGGCGACGGCCCGACCAACACGCCGGAGTTCCAGGCCGTCCTGAAGGCCGTCGAGGACCAGTTCCCCGAAGGCCCGGTTCGCGAGCAGGCGATGAAGAACGTCACGCTCGCGGCGCTGAAGGCCCGGTTCACCCCCGGCAGCTAAGCCACAGCCTTTGACGCGAGCCCCGGCGCCTGGCGCACGGGGCTGCTCGGCATGCCCTGAAAGGGGAAGCTCCATATGAACACTCTTGAGATCACCGAGGAAACCCTCGCGATCTTCAGCAAGGGCGCCACCGCAGGCGTCACCACCGCGACCGGCATCTTCGGCATCGACCTGTCGGACATGATCTCGCTGGTCCCGGTGCCGGCAACGTTCCGCGACTCCCTGGCCCGTACGGGCCCGGACATGGGCGCCGACGTCGCGCAGTGGAAAGTCCTCATCAACATCAACAACCAGCAGCCCAAGCCCGGTGTCGCGTTCGACGCCGCGGGCCCGCTGGCGCTGCTGCAGGAACTCAACGTCTCCGCGCCGTACGAGCCGGTGGCGATGGGCTACACCGTGACCCGCGACGCGATCGCCCGCGCCAAGGGCTACGCCGACGCCAAGGCCCTGGCGGTGTACAACTCGATCAACCAGTGGAAAATCGGCGAGGACATCCTGGCGATCGGGGCGCAGAACTTCGCGCTCGCACGCCCCGGCGCCCCGGTGCTGGCCGACTCCACCACCGGCGGCACCATCGCCAACTCCAAGGCCACCTACGTGGCCGTGGCCGCCCGCACCGGGTCCGGCTACTACTACTGCAACGGCGACGGCACCGGCGCCGGCCACGGCAACTCCCAGGGCAACTCCGCGAACCTGACCACCTCGACCGTCGGAGCCGGCACCCACTCGGTGTCCGCGTCGATCGCGTCGATTGTCGGGGCCGTGGCCTACGACTGGTTCCAGTCCCCCGACGGCGTCACCTGGTGGTACTACACCACCACCACGATCCCGTCGGTCACGATGACCTCGACGATCGTAGCGAACCAGACCCCGCCGTCGCTGACGCTGCCAGGGCTGTCCACGACCGTTCCGACGCTGAACCTGGCCGCGGACAACGGCTCGGCCGGCACCGGCGCGGGCGCGGAGTTCAACGGCCTGCTGGCCACCATCACCGGCGACTACAACTCCGCCGCCGGCGGTGGCGCGATCGTTCAGCACGGGTCCGGCACCAGCTCCGGCGCGATCCTCCAGGACGCCGCCGGCTCCCAGTTCACCGTGTCCGGCGGCGGCATCACCCAGCTCGACTCGCTGAACACGGCCTACTACAACAGCATCTACGAGTCGCCGCAGGTGTACATGGTCAGCGCGCAGGAGGCCAACAGCCTCGGCAAGCTGATCCTGAACTCCCCGGGCGCGGTCACCTACCTGACCATGGACGACCCGGAGGGCCGTTCCAAGGTCGTGGCCGGCGGCCGGGTCGGCTCCTACGTCAACCGGCTCACCGGCAAGCAGGTGCCGATCGAGCTGCACCCGCACATGCCCCCGGGCACGCTGGTGGCCCGCCGCGACATGGTCGACTTCCCGAACTCGAACGTCAACCGGGTGTTCGAGATGCGGTGCCTGGACGACCTCTACAACTACGTCTACGGCTCGGACCGGGCCCACGGCGGCCCCCGCGAGGACGGCGAGTCCCGCGCGGTCGAGACGTTCGTCAACCGCGCGCCGGTCGCGCAGGGGCTGATCCAGAGCATCGCCCCGACTCCGTAACAGCTCGCACCCGGCCCGTACCCCCGCCGGTGCGGGCCGGGTGCGCTCCACCCTTGAGAAGAGGACCCATGCGAGTCATCCACCTGATGGGTGCGGACAGCTTCACCGACCCCGAGACCAGCACCACCTACGAGGTCGGCGACGATGGCGTGTTCGACCTGCCCGAACACGTCGGCGCCCACTACGTCACCCGGCACGCGGGCATGTTCCGTCGCGAGTCCGACCACGAGGCCATGCTCGCGGCGACGAAGGCCGAGACGCTGGCGAACCCGCACAACACGGCGCCGACGCTGAAGGCGCTGCTGGAGCGTGTCACGGCCCTGGAAGACAAGGTCGCCGCCTGGGAGACGTTCTTCGGCGGCGACGCGTCCCCGGCCGAGGCGGACACGCCCGAGTCGACGAAGACCGCGGCCGCTGAGCCGGACAAGCAGCCGGAGACCGCCGAGGACGCCGGCGACAGCGACAAGTCCGACGACGGCGACGAGGAGCCGGCCGCCGACGCGCCGCTGCGCAAGCCCACCGCGCGCAAGACCACTGCCAAGCGCCGCGGGTGATCCTGCTCCCGTACACCCGGCTACACCCCGACACCGCACGCCTGGCCGACGAACACGCCCCCGGGCACATCAGGGCCCGTATCGACCCTGGCGACGACTTCGCGTACTGGGAGCTGCTCGCGGCGGCCTGGCGCGAAACCGGGGATCTGCTGGTCATCGAGCACGACGTCGGCATCCACGCCGACGTGGTGCCCGGCCTGACCGCCTGTCGGCGCCCGTGGTGCGGCCACCCGTACCTGACCGGCTCACAGCGCCTGATCGCCCTGGGCTGTACCAGGTTCACCGCCGAGCTGAAGGCCGCCGAGCCGGACCTGCTCGACCTCGTTGGCCAAGACGGGACCGGCGGCCTGCCGGCGCGGCACTGGGCGCGCCTGGACGTGCGGATCCTCGACGAGCTGCACCGCCGCGGCTACGAGCAGCACGAGCACACCCCGGACGTGATCCACTACCACGCCTACTGAGCCGGAGGTGAGCCGTGGCCACGCCGGTGACAGCCCCGTACGCCCCCTCGTACGCCACGTACACGCCGTACCTGACCCCGGCCGAGTACCTGGCCGAACCGACCGGCGTGGACGTCTCAGCGCTGATCCCGGGGGCGTCAGGGGCGGCACAGACCGCGGTCCTGACCCGGGTCATCGCGCGCGCGTCGTCCTGGGCCGACCAGTACTGCCGCAAGGTGCTCGCCGCGACGCTGGACGTGCAGTCCGGCGAGTACCGGGTCCGCGGCGACGGCACCATCTGGGTACCGGTCGACAACACGCCGCTGATCCAGGTGACGAACGTGGCCATGGGCCTGGTCGCCGGGTCGCTGGTGAACCTGACGGACCTGTCGAAGTGCCGCCTGACCCGCAAACTCGTCAAGATCCCGACCGCGCAGGTCATGACGTCGGCGTTGTGGTCGCCGTACACGGCGGCCGCGCAGGCCCGCAGCGGCTACGTCTACGCCGACACCACCTACGTCAACGGCTACGCCCACTCGGTAACCGCCACGGGCTCCATCGCTGGGGCAACGCAGATCCAGGTGGCCAACAACGGCCTGGGCATCGTCCCGGGCCTGCCGCTGACCATCTACGACGGCGCCGCCAACGGCGCCAACACCGAACAGGTCATCGTCGGGCCCGGGTACGTCTTCGGTTCCTCCACGGTGCCGCTGGCCGCGCCCGCGCTGTTCGCACACGGCGCCGGCTGCTCGGCATCGGCGTTGCCCGGGTTCGTCCGCGAAGCCGTGGTCTGTTTCACCTCGGCGCTGATCAAGACGCGCGGCGCCGACTCCTACGTCATGCCGTCCGGGCCCCGGCAGCAGATGAAGGTGGAGCAGCTGCTGCCCGGCGCAGGCGAGGACATCGACCTGGGCATGGAGTTGCTGGAACCGCTGAGGCGGGTCTGGTGAGCCGCGCCACGGTACGGGCCGCGATCGCCACGTTCCTGCAGGACGCGAACATCGTCGGCCTGAACGGGGTGTACAAGGCCGAGCCGCGGTTCTACGCCGGCGAGCAGCTGGACGCCGCAGCCGACACCGGCGTGGCCGCGTGGGCGTGGGTCGAACTCGGCGAGTCCTCCGAGGACCGCCTGTCAGTCCCGGCGATGTGGCCGGGCCAGAGCGGCGCCGGCGACAAGGCCGTCCATTACGAGGTCGCGATCCTCGTGCAGTACCAGTACCTGGTCCCGCAGCAGACTGCGGCGCCGGTCGCGGTCGACGGCTGGGTCGACGGCGAGGACGCCATCATCCAGGCCATCAAAGACCGGCTCCACTCCGATCCGGCCCTCGGCGCGCCGGGCGTGATCCTGGTCTCCGGCCAGGAGAACCGCTCGCTGCAGGTGACCGCTGACAGCCCGGTGGTGGAGCCGGCCAAGGTGCTGTCCAACCGGGCCATCACCTTCCGCATCACCGAGATCATCCAGGCCTGACATGGCCCGGGGCAGAAGCACGCGCCGCACCAAGCGGCACCTGTCAGCCGCGGCCCGGGCCAAGGAGTCGGCGCGGATGCGCGGCAAGAAACGCCCGCACCGGGGCAGCCACAGGCCGCGGCGCAAGGGCCTGAAGCGGCACCAGAAGCACAAGGTGCACCGCCGCAAAGGGCTGAGACGGCACCTCAAGCACAAGGTGCATCGGCGTAAGGGCCTGCACCACAAGGGCTCGCACAAGAAGCGCCGGCCGATGTCTGCCGCGGCCCGGGCGCGGCTCTCTGCCCGCCTGCGGGCGCACCCCCATCACGAGACGGCCGCGCAGAAGGCGGCGCAGTCGCAACGCCAGAAGGGCCAACACCATGCCAGCAGCAGCCGACACGGCGCAGCCGTCCGACACCACGCCGCCGTCGCCCGCCGCCGCAGGTAAGGGCGGCAAGCGTGGCAGCGGCTCGAAAGCGTCCGATCCGGCGGCCGCCGATCAGGCCGCCGTGGCGCCGGCCGACACCGCCGAGCCCGTCGAGGACGCGGCGGCCGAGCCCGAACCGCCGACGCCCCCGGAGCCGGAACCGGGCTGGTTCCGCAATACCGCGAAGACACCGCTGACGGTCATCCCCGACCAGTACCCGGCCGCGAAGCTCGCGCCAGGCGAGGCCGCGTGGCTGCCCGACGACCCGCGCCACCCGAACCTCGAACGCTGCGACGCCCCGGAACCGGCCGCCGAGCCGGAGCCGGCCGCGGCGGACGCCGACACCGCAGGGAGTGAATCGTGACCGCGCCCGCCGTCTACCCCACAGGAAAGCAGACCATCGGCGGTGCCGTGGAGACGATCCCCGGCACCGCGGTGGCGCCGACGTTCTCCATGCCGGTCACCAAATTCGAGTGGAACGACAAGCCGAGCTGGTTGTCGGACATGGCCGGCCGCGGCGTCATGGGCAACGACGCGTTCGCCATCATCCAGGGCGTCAAGATCGGCGAACTCACCATCGAAGGCCCCGCCTACCTGGACACCTTCGGGTACTGGCTGGGCAACCTGTTCGGCGACGTCACCGCCACAGGCACCACTCAGGCGCCGACCGGGACGCTCGCGGCCGCCGTCACCGTTCTCGGCGCCACCTCGGTGTCGTCGTCGGTGTCGATCCCGAACGGGACGCAGATCCAGATCGACGTCGGCAACTTGGCCGAGATCGTCACCACCTCCGGCGCGCCAACCGGGGTTGGCCCGTACACGATCCCCGTCCCGGCGCTGAGCAAGCTGCACGCGTCCGGCGTGGCCATCACCGCAATCCAGTCCACCGGGTTCCAGCACGCGTTCTCGCTGATGAACTCCGGCGCGGGCCGGGGCATGGCGGCGAACAGCTGCCAGCCGTCGACGCTCACCCTCACCCAGTACTACGGCCCGGCTGCCGGATCCGGTGCGCGGCAGTTCGTGAACGTGGTGTTCACCGAGATCACGCTCAAATGGAACGCGGAGACGGAGCTTCTCACCTACTCCGCCAAGGCGATCGCGTGGGCGTCGACGATCCCCGGCTCGTCGCCGGCGCCGGTCTACACCAGCGCGATCCCGATCGCGTCCTGGCGCGCCGCGCTCGGCCTGGCCGGCCCGGCGACTGGCGGCACCCAGGTCGTGACCGCCGAGAACGGCGAGTACACGTTCAAGCGGACCGCGAAGCCGCGGTTCACCGCGCAGGGCTCGCAGAACCCGTACTTCATCCCGCGTGGCGGCCTGACCGCCGAGTGGAAGACCGCGTTCATCGCGGCTGATGAAACACCGCTGCTGTACATGGAGAACAACACCCAGCCCCAGTACCAATTCGTGCTGAGCAACGGCCTTGCCGGCGCGAACCTGCTCGGGCTGCAGGTGGACATGCAGCAGGCTGCTTTCACCGAGGCCAAGCCCAACCAGGGCACGGAGGTCGTCGGTTTCGACTGCAGCGGCAAGACCGTGTTCAACACGACCAACGCCGGCTATTCCGGCGGCCTGAGCCCGGCCAAGGTCACCTTGACCAATTCCGTCACCCCCGGCTCGTACGTGTAGCCGGCACTTCCGAAGGACAACCCGCTATGACCCGCTTGACGCTGCCCTCCGGGGCTTTCGCAGAGCTGCTTGACCCCGGCACCCTGAAAGCCAAACACCGCAAGCAGGTCGCCCGCGCCCTGAACGACTCGGACCGCGTCGGCGCGTTCATGATCGACCTGGTCGACGGGGCCCTGGCGGTCCTGATCGTCGACTGGGACGTGTGCGACCCGGATACCGGGCAGCCGCTGCCGCTGCCGTCGGTGGACCTGAAGTCGCTGGAGGAATGCGCGGACGGCGACTACGAGGCGCTGTGTGCGTCTCCGCTGGTGGAGGAGTTCACGCGGCGGATTCTGGAGGCCCGCAAGCAGTCCGCCGGCGCCGCCGACAACCCCGACGGCTACGACGACCCGGCGTCCCCTACCGCGCCCTCCGGCGCATCGACGCCCGGCTCGACGGGGGGCAGCCGAAAGCCGGGAGCCCGGTCACCGAAATCGACCTCTTCTACGAAGTCGCGTGGTTCGCGGAGCGGTACCGCTGGGACGAAAACCAAGTCGGCGAGCTCAGCTGGGAAGCGATCGACTACTACCCGCTGATCGCTTCCCGCTTCGACGCCTACCGCGAGAAGAAACAGCAGGAGGCGAACAAGAAGTGATCATCATGACCGGCGTCGCCGAGTTCCAGCGCGCCCTGGACGACATCGTGGCCCGCACCAACGCCGCCACCCGTCAGGCGGTGACCACCGGCGGTCACGTGCTTGAGGCGGAGACGAAGCGGCTGCTGAGCAACAGCGGGACCGCCGGTGCGCAGGGCCGCGATGAGAACGGCCGGTTCGTCAAGGTCGCGCGCCCGTCGTCGCCGCCCGGGTCGCCGCCGATGCTGCAGACCGGCACCCTGCGCCGCTCTATCAAGGTCGTCGGTCCCGACTCCACCGGGCCGACCGGCTGGACCATCTCGGTCGGCCCGACCGTCATCTACGGCCGAATCCATGAACTCGGCGGTGACACGGGGCGGGGCGGCAGCACGCACCTGCCGGCCCGGCCGTTCCTGAAACCGGCCCTGGACAACGTCATCGCCAACGGCACGCTGGCCGACTGCTACGCCACCGCCTGGCGCACCGCGTTCTGACCGGCCGCCCTCACACCTGAAACCAGCACCCTTGCGCTCCCGCGCCCTGTCCGGATCGGGGGTGCGCGCGTGGCTCCCAGTCTGGGTGGGCTTCTCCCGCCGGTGGTCGCGACTCTGGCCGCGGACATCGGCGAGTTCAAGGCCAAGATGGGCGAGGCCAAAGCCGAAATGGCCGGTGTCGAGGGCACCGCCGCCCGCACCGGCGCGTTCGGCAAGGCCGGGCTGCTTGCGCTCGCCGGCGGCGCCCTGGCGGTCGGCGCCGAGTCCGTGCACATGGCGACCCAGTTCGACGCGTCCATGACACGGATCAACACCCAGGACAACGCCGACCTCACCACGCAGCAGATGAAGAATCTGCGCACCGCGGTGCTGAACCTGGCCGGCCCAACCGCACAGGCCCCGGACGATCTGGCCGAGGCGATGATCCACGTCTACGGCGCCGGCCTGAAGGGCGCGCAAGCCCTCGACGTCATGCGGATCGCCGGTGAGGGCGCGACCGTCGGCCACGCCAACCTGACCGACGTCACCAACGCGCTGGACGCGGCGATCGCCGTCAACATTCCCGGCGTCCAGAACTACAGCCAGGCCATGGGTGAGCTGAACGCCACCGTCGGCGCCGGCGACATGACCATGCAGAACCTTGCCGACGCGCTCGGCGGGCCGATGCTGGCCACGGTCAAGGGCTACGGCCTGTCGATCACCGATGTGGGCGCGGGCCTGGCGGTGTTCGGCGACCGGAACATCCGCGGGTCGGAGGCGGCGACCGAACTGCGGATGGCGGTGCAGGCGCTGGCGGTGCCGGCCGCGACCGGCGGCAAGGCGCTGGACAGCATCGGCCTGGCCACCGACACGCTGCGCAAGGACTTGCAGCAGGGCGGTCTGAAGCAGGCGCTGAACGACCTGCAGGACCACATGCTGAAGGCCGGCTACACGTCGCAGAACGCCGGGTCGCTGATCACGGAGGCTTTCGGGAAGAAGGCCGGCGGCGGCCTGAACATCCTGCTCGACTCGCTGTCCTCGTCGACGTCGAACTTCAACGAGAAGTTCCAGGCGGTCTCCGAGAGCGGCAAGAACTTCTCCAAGGACTGGGCACAGACTCAGGACACCCTCGCCTACAAGATCAAGTCATTGGAGTCGGCGGCCGAGGCGCTCGGGATCAAGCTCGGCAACGTCCTGATCCCGGCCGTGACCCGGCTACTGGGCTGGATTCAAGACCTTGGGCGCGGCGTCGGCGACGTCGTCAACTGGTTCAAGCAGCACCACGACGCCGCGGCCGCACTCGGTGTCGTGCTCGGCGGGGTGCTGCTGTACGGCCTGGCCACCGCCACGGTCGCGCTGTGGAACATGGCGGCCGCGGTCGTTGCCGCGACGTGGCCGTTCGTGGCCATCGCCGGCGCGATCGCCGGCCTGACCTACGGCGTGATCTACGCCTACCAGCATTGGGGCTGGTTCCGCACCGCGGTGAAAGCGGTGGGCGACGCCTTCGTGTGGCTGTGGGACGAGGCCAAGTCCTTCGTCGACAACTTCGGCTCGATCTGGCACTCGGCCACCAAGCCGTTCGTCGATGCCTGGAACACCGCCTACGCCGACACCAAGACGACCTGGGACGACATCACCGGCTACGTGTCCGGCGTGTGGCAGGACCTGGTCGGGATCTGGAACGGCAGCGGCGGCAAGCTCGTCTCGGCGATCTCTGACGGCTGGGATTCCATCTCGAAGTCGGTATCCGCCGAGTGGGACCACATCACCGGCGACCTGTCCTCGATCTGGGGCAACATCGTCGAGCTGTGGAACGACACCGGCGGCAAGCTGGTCAGCTTCATCTCGAACAACATGGGCCACATCGAGGCCGTTGTCCGCGGCGCCTGGAACTACATCTACGGCATCATCCACGGCCAGTTCGAGATCATGCTCGGGATCGCGAAGGCCTACTGGGACACGATCGTCGGCGTTTTCCATCTGGCCTGGGACGTGATCACCGGGATCGTGAAGACGGCGTGGGATCTCGCCGTCGGATACGTCAAGGCCGGGTTCGACATCGCCACCGGCTACGTGAAGGCCGGCTGGGACACCATCACCGGCATCGTCCAGGTCGCCTGGGACCTGATCAAGGGCTATGTCAACATCGGAATGGACTTCGTCAAGGGCCTGTTCCAGACCTTCACGGACTTCGTCACCGGCAAGTGGGGCAAGCTCTGGGGTGACGTCAAGGACACCGCCTCCAGCATCTGGAACGACATCAAAACCATGATCGGCGGCGTTCTCGGCACCATCTACACCACCGTCGTCGACGCCGCCGGCCACATCATCGGCGGCTTCGCCAAGGGCATCAGCGACGCGTTCGGCGGCGTGTTCAAGGCCATGGACGACCTCTACCACATGTTCATCGGCTTCTTTAAGGACGCCGGGACGTGGCTGTGGCAGGTCGGCAAGGACGTTATCCAAGGCCTGATCAACGGCATCGGCTCGATGGGTAGCGCCGTATGGGACGCAGCCAAGAGCATCGCCGGCAACATCACCAGCGGCCTCGGCTCGATCCTGCACTTCGGCTCGCCGTCCCGGCTCATGCACCAATACGGCATCTGGATCGGCCAGGGCGCCATCGGCGGGATGAACAGCCAGCAGGCCGGAGTCGCCAATGCCGCGGCCGCGCTTGCCCGCTCCGCCATGGCTGGGTTCGGTTCCCCGTCGATGACCGCCACCGGCAACGTGCTGTGGGGCGGGGCGAACCTGGCCGCCGGCGGCATGACCGGCGCCGCGGTTGCCGGCGCCGGAGGCATCGCGGGCACTGGCGCGTTCGGTGCGGCCCCGACCATCCAGGTCTTCCTGGACGGCACGGAGGTGTCCGGGCTGCTGCGCACCAAGAACCTGCGCTACGACCTGCGCAACTCCTCCAACGGGCTGTCGCTGGCCGGAGGAGGCTTCCGGTGAGCAACGTCGCCTCCATCCCCAGCATCTACTACGAGTTCTCCTTCAACGTTGATCCGAATCAGAACGCGGTCCCGCCGTGGTGGTCCGACCTGTCGTCGCGGGTCACCCACGGCTGGGCCCTGACTCGGGGCCGGCAGTACGAGCTCGACAGCGACGAGGCCGGCACGTGGGAGGTGGAGCTCGACAACCCCGACGGCGCCCTGGACCCGTCCAACAGCGCGTCGCCGTACGCGCCGATCCTGCTGTATCGGCCGTGCCGAATCCGGGTGGTCCTCGGCAACAACTTGCTCGTCCCCGACGCCGCCGCGGCCGGGGAGTACGCGCAGCTGAACGCCGGCCCGGCCCCCGCGTGGGTCGGTGTCGGCGCCTTCGGCGTGTCGCTGGCGACTATCGCCATCGTCGGGGCCGCGGCGTACCAGGGCACCCGCGTGTGGTCGACGACAGTCCCGTCCGGCACTGCCGGCGCGGACCTGCTCGACGTGTCCGTGTGGCAGGTGACCGCCGGCGTCACCTACACGTTCAGCACCCAGGCGCAGGCCGTCACCTCCGGCCAGAACCCGTCGACGTCCGTGGCGATCAACTGGGTCGGCACGGCCGGGCAGGTGCTGTCGACGACGTCCGGGTCGCCGACGGTCCTGACCGGCGGCGCCGGCACGTGGACGCAGCTCGCGGTTACCGGGACGGCGCCGGCCGGGGCGGTCGCGGCGATGCTGCGGGTCGTCACCACGACCACGCCGAGCGCGAACAGCACCGTGTGGACTGACGGTCTGCAGCTGGAGGCCCGCGGCTACGCTACCCGGTTCCAGATGCCGTGGCTGCCCGGCACCAACCTGCTGCCGCAGAACGTGGCCACCGGCTCCGAGACGGTGAACCTCATCACCGACGCCATCAGCAACTGGTGGTTCCCGGCGGCCGGGTCTATCACGCAGGCCACGAACCTGACCGCGGCGCCGACCGGCGCCACCACCGCGGTGGCGTGGGCGCTGGCGGCCGGGTCCACCACGTCGTATGCGCTGTATGCGGGGGTGGCCGCGGCCGGCGGCACCGGACCGGTGATCGACAACGTTCAGGTGACCGCGGGCAGCCAGTACACCGCCTCGGTGTATCTGACCCGGACGGGCCCGGATGCGACCGTCACCGCGACTGCGAACATCGTCTGGTTCACTGCGGCCGGCGCGGTGCTCAGTACCCGGGTGGGTTCCGCTGCGACGGTGCCGACAGCAGGGAGCTGGGTGCGGGCGACCGTGTCCGGCGCCGCCCCGGCTGGCGCGGCCTGGGGCCGGATGTATGTCGCGATCGCCTCGCCGGGCACGTTCACCGGAGCCGAGACCATCTACGCCACCGGCTGGCAGATGGAACAGGCCGCGGCCGCGAGCACCTGGGCCGACCCGGGCGCGCCGTGCTACTTGTTCACCGGGCTGGTGGAGCGGTTCCCCGGCACCTACGACGACCTCGACGGCACCTACGGCACCTCGAAGCTGGAGTGCGTCGATATCACCGCGGCGCTGAGCCAGTTTCCGCTGCTGGCGCCGTTCGTGCAGGAGGTCCTGGCCCTCGCACCCAACTTCTTCTACCAGCTGAACGAGCCGGTCGGGGCCACCGCCTGCGTCGACACGGCCGGTAAGCGCGTGGCCGCGCCGGTGGAGAACGGGCCGTACGGCGCCGGGTCACTGGTGTTCGGAAACTCGATCACCTCGACCAACACCGGACTCGGATTCCTCGGCAGCCCCGGGCCGGTCGCGACGTTCAACGACAACCCGAACACCGGGCTCAACCCGCAGTACGCGGAGACGTTCGTTTCGCTGCACAAGACCACAGCGACACCCGGCCCGCCGGCCGCCGGCGACTGGACGCGCGCGATCGCGTTCCGCTGCCCGACCTCCACCGGGACTCTGACCGCGTACACGCTGTGGGGGGCGTTCCCGCCCACCTGGAACGGCGCCAACAACTCCGACTTCGTCCTGGCCATCGCTGGCTCGTCAGGCGCACTGTCGCTGGGTGTGCGCGACGCCGTCGGCGGGGCGGTCAACTACAGCGGCGTCTCCACCGTCTGCGACGGCAACTGGCACCAGCTGGTCGTCACCTACATACAGAGCACCCACCTGGTGACGTACTACCTGGACGGGGTGCAGGTCCGCAGCGGCAACCTGACCCAGAACCCGTCCGGGTTCGTATCTGACGTGCTGGGCTGTCAGGTACAGCTCGGAGCCGGCATCTATGAGCAGGGCCACGTCGGCGACCTGGCCCACGCGATCGAGTTCCCGACGGCACTCACGGCCGCGCAGGTCACGAGCCTGTACAACTCCTGGCGCAGCGCATCCTCCGGCGAGTCGACCGATGCCCGGTACGCGCGGATCCTGCGATGGATCGGCTGGACCGGTCCGACGAGTATCGCCTCGGGGTCGACGCAGTCCATGGGGCCGGCGACCGACACCAACGGCCAGGTGCCGCTGGATGCGCTGAACGGAACGGCCACCACCGAGAACGGCGAGTCCTACGTCAACGCGGCGGGCGTGTTGACGTTCACGGCCCGCTCGGCGCTGTACGGGGTCCGAACCCCGGTGGTGACGTTCGGCGAGGGGCGGCCGGTCGGCAACGCCGGCGAGTGGCCGTGCGAGGTCGGCAGCATCGATTTCGACCCGTCGCACCTGGCGAACGTCGTCCAGGTCACGCAGTACAACGGGCCGATCTACACCGCTACCGACGCCACGTCGATCCGGCGGTACTACTCGCGGCTGTTCCAGCGCACCGTCAATGTCTCCTCTGGCAACGAGGCGCAGGATGCCGCGAACTACCTTCTGTCGCAGCTGAAAGACCCGCATCAGCGTGCCGATGCGATCCTGCTGCACCCGGCGGCGATCGTCGGGCTGTTTCCGGTGGTGGCGCGTCTGGATAAGAACGCGCGGATCCGGTACATCAAGCGCCCGGTCGGCTCCCCGGCAAGGACGTTGGACGGGTTCATTCAGCGGATCGTGTGGACCTGGACCGCCGACGTCAACGACGTCACCGTGCAGTACCAGGCCTCGCCGGCGGACCTGGTGGCGTACTGGCGGATCGGTGCGCTGCACACGACGCTAAACGCGCAGGCGGCCTCGGGGCAGGCGAACGCCACGATCAATGCTCTGCCGGACGCGGCCAGGAACAAACTCGCGCAGTCCATGCCTCAGAGCCAGGTGCTGTGGTTCGAGCCGGGCACGGCGAGGTTCGAGGCGGTCACCGTCAAGACGATCCCGTCGACGGTGCTCGGCTACGCCACGGCGACGCTGGTGATGAACAGCAACTTCGCGTTTACCCACCCGGCGAACTCGGTGGTGTGCGAGCCGCTGCAGACCGGCTACACCGACCCGACCAGCTGGGACGTGTCCTCGGTGCTCGGGGCGTCCTACGCGCCGATCCTGTCCGGCGGCGGGGCCGGCACCAACACCGTCACGGTCGGGCCGCTGCCGGACGCGGCGTACAACGCGCTCGGGCAGACCTGGAACACCGGCGACACCGTGGTGCTGTCCTCCGGCGGGGTCGGCACTGCGGAGACCGCGACCATCCAGTCGGTGTCGACGACGTACCCCGGCTACACCTCGGCGACGATCACGTTCACGGCGAATCTGGCCAACAACCACCCGGCCGGCGACTACGTGAGCGATCAGTTCCTGACCGCCGGTACGAACCCTGCGACCTTCGCGCCGACCACGCGCGTCACCTACTAGGAGGCCGCGGTGGCGAACCTGCCGGTGCCCAACCCCAGGACCGCGGTTGCTGGGGAGTTCGAGACCGCCGCGTACATGAACATGTACCGCGACGCGATCAACTTCCTGGCGAACCCGCCCGAGGCGACGGTCTACCAGTCCGTGGCCCAGTCGTTCACTTCCGGCGCCGCCGCCGCGCTCACGTTCGACGCGACCATCACCGACACCTACGGCGGCCACTCCAACACGACCAACAACACCAGGTACACCGCGCAGGTCGGCGGCACGTACCTACTGCTCGGGACGGTCGCCTGGACCAACGTTTCGACCGGCAACAGGAACCTCACGTTCAACAAGAACGGCTCGGCGGTCACGCAGTTCGGCGGCGCGTACCCGGCCGCCGGCACCGCCGTGTTCCCGCAAGTGAGCGCCTGGGCGAAGGTGCAGCTGCTCGCCGGCGACTACGTCGAGGCCATCGCCTACCAGGACTCGGGTTCCACCATCTCCACGCACGCGGGCGGCTCGACGCTGGGCGTGCTGTGGATCCACGCCTAACCCCAAGGACACCATGATGCTGATGCGCGCTGTCCGCGCGACCGCCGCGCTGTTGTTCGGCGTCGCTGCCGTGGCCTCGGCGCCACCGCCGGTCCACGTCGTTGCCGGCCACGCCGCCACCGTGGTGGCGCCGGTCGAGGAGGCGGTGGAGTCCACCGGGTTGGCGTACGCGCCGGCGGCCGGGGCGTGGGACAACCAGACGCTCAGGATGGTCGCGAGGGTGAGCGCCGGCGGCACGTCGATCCGGATCCGGCTGTCGGACGTGTTCTCGTCGCAGGCCGCGCAGATCGGGCACGTCACCGTCGGCACGCAGATGAACGGCGGCTCCACGCTCGAGGCGGTACCGACGACGGTGACGTTCGGCGGGGCGCAGGCCGTCACGATCCCGGCCGGCGGCGAGGTCGCGTCCGACCCGGTGGCGTTCACCGTGACGGCGAACACCAGGCTGCTGGTGTCGATCTACATTGCGGCGGGCGCGCAGCTGGCGCAGGCCCCGCGGCACGACTACGCCGACGAGACCGAGTACAACCACAACGGCGGCGACGTCTCGACCGCGCAGTACTACCCGACGTCGAACACGTTCAGCTTCACGACGCTGCTCGACGGCATCGACGTCCTGGCGGCCGCGCCGGCCCTTGCGGGCACGGTGGTCGCGGTCGGCGACAGCATCACCGACGGCCTGAACACGGCGTCGGACACGGACACGCGCTGGCCCGACTACCTGGCGAACCGGCTGGCCGGGACCGGCCTGGCGGTCGTCGACGAAGGCATCGGCGGCAACCGGGTCACCAGCGACCAGGGCGCGTCCGGGCAGTCGCTGCAGAACCGGTGGCAGCGCGACGTGCTGTCGATCCCGGGCGTCCGCGACGTCGTCGACGCCGACGGGATCAACGATCTGCGCAACGGGGTCACCGCGGCGGTGCTGGAGCAGGCGCAGGCCTCGCTGGTCGCCTCGGCGCACGCGGCCGGCCTGCACATATTTCTGTCGACCATCACGCCCTGCGCGGGCGAGACCCTGTGCACCACCGCCGTACAGGCACAGATCGGCGCCTACAACACCTGGGTGCGCTCCGGACTATCCGGGGCCGATGGCGTCGCGGACTTCGACGCGGCGGTGGATGCCGGGGGCGCGCTGAAACCCATCTACGACAGCGGCGACCACCTGCACCCGAACAGCCAGGGCGCGGCGATGCTCGGGAACGTCATCAACCTCGCCGAGCTCGTCGGGACCGGAGTAGCGCCGTGAAGCTCCTGTCGGAGTGGTGGACCCAGATCTGGCCGAACCTCGCCGCATCGGCCCTGTCATTGCCACCGGCGTTCGTCTGGCACCACCGGCGCATGAAGAAGCACGTCACGAGGGCCGTCGAGGAGGCGAAGCAGCAGTGACCGCAGCACACGATCAGCTGATGACTCTGCACCTGAAGCAGCACGTCGAGGCCCACGAGCCACGCGAGAACGACCCGCACTACCACCTGTTCGAGCAGGCCAAGGCCCGGCTGAAGAAGCAGGGGCTGTGGAAGTGCATCATCGACGACGACCTGTGCGGCGGCGGCGCGGAACTTCACCACTCGGTGATCGAGTTCTCGGAGATCGGCTCGACCGATTCTGAGAAGGTGGCCAAGGCTCTCGGCCTGCACTTCGCCTCCGACGAGGACTTCCAGGCGTGGGCCGAGTCGCCCGGCAACCTGGAGGTGCTGTGCGTCAACCACCACCGCACCCACTACGGCATCCACGTGCTTCCCGAGCCGTTGTGGCTGGCGGTGCGGTTCAAGCGAGATGGTGCGCCGGCGCCGGCGGAGTTTGTGCCGGCGAAGGCAGTACGTGCTCCTCGTGGTTCTGCAGGCGAGGCTCGGCACGACGGCCCAGCCGACGCAGCAGTGACCAGCCCCTGATCGTGCGCCCGTAGCGCGGCGGCACGAACCGGTTGATGACCCACTGCCCGATGCACATGCCGGGGACCGTGGCGAGCGCGATGTAGGTCGCGAGTGCGGTAGGGACGTCAGCTGTCGGCACTCTCGCAGTGTGCTGCCAGTCGCCCGTTTTCGGTAGAGATCAGACGTTGATGTCAGCCTCTGAGGAGGAATCGAACGTGACCACCATCTTTGGCCCGGACATCTCGTCGTTCCAGGCCGGGCTCAACCTCGCGAAACTTGCCGACGCCGCCTTCGTCATCGCGAAGGTTACCGAGGGCACGTACTACAAGGACGACGACTTCCCCGGCTGGCGTGCCCAGGCCGCCCAGGTCGGCAAGCCGCTGATCTGGTACCACTTCCTGTCCGGGGAGGGAGCGGCCGCGCAGGCCGCGTACACCTCGAAGATCCTCGGCCCGACCGCGCTGCCGGGCATGCTCGACTGCGAGCCCGAGGGCAAGTTCGCACCGACCTTGGCGCAGATCATCGCCTACGTGAAGGCCTCGCATGCGGCTGGCCTGAACCTGCGCCTGGTCTACCTGCCGCGCTGGTACTGGGAGCGGCTCGGCAGCCCGGACCTGTCGGAGCTGGCAGCGCTCGGCGTGCACCTGGTGTCGTCGGCATACCCGGGCGGCTCGGGCACCGCGGCGCAGCTGTACCCGGGCGACAGCGCGGCCGGCTGGAACAGCTACGGCGGCATGACGCCGCTGCTGTACCAGTTCACCGACAAGGCCAGCGACGGCGGCCAGCAGGTCGACTTCAACGCCTTCCGCGGCTCGATCGGGCAGCTCGCGGTGTACCTGACGGACCCGACAACCAACCCTGGAGGTAGCGCCATGCCGAACATTCCCCCGAGCATCGCGCAGGACATTCCCGACGTCGCGAAGGACTTCCCGCCGAACGGCCCGTACAACGACGACACCGCCATCATCTGGGCCGACGCCCGCGCCGCTGCGGCGATGCTCTACGCGAGGCAGGCTCGCGACGCGATCACCGCGCTCGCCGCGAAGGTCTCCGGCCAGTCGGTCGACGTCGGCGCTCTGGCGGCGCAGCTGGGCCCGCTGCTGCACCCGACCACCGACGTGAACGCCCTCGCAACCGCGCTGGCCCCGCACGTCGGCGCGCCGGACGCGGTTGCCTTCGCCGCGGCTCTGGCGCCGCACATCAAGATCGAGGCTCAGTGATGACCCCGCACGCGAAGGCGCAGGCGCTGCGGTTCGCCCGCACCTCCGCGCTGACGTTCGTCGCCTCTCTGTTCATGACCGGCGGCCACATCGGCTGGTCGTCGCTGTGGGCAATGCTGGCCGGCGCGGGCGAGACCGGACTGCGGGAGGTGCTGCCGGTCGCGCCGGTGCCGACGGTCACTACCGACCCGGCACCGCCGGTGAAGGGCTGAACGACGCGCGTGCGCGCCTGTGCACGAGATGGGGTGCGCTGTGGCCGATGAGCGAATGTCGGACCGGGAAATCCTCGAGCGGTTCAACGGCATCGACAAGCGGCTGGACCGCATGGTCCCGCTCGACAGCTGGAACCTGCAGAACAGCCACGTCGCCGCGAATCTGACAGAGCTCGACCGGGACTGCCGCGAGCGCGCGGAGGCGGCCGAGAAGGCGAACGTGGAGCGATTCGCGCAGGTCAACAAGCGGTTCGAGCAGCGCGACAAGCGAAGCGAAATGTCGTGGACCAAGATCCTGGCCGTGGCGGGTATGGCGGTCACTCTCATCGCCGCGGCCATCGGCGCCTATGCCACAACTAAGGGGATCCATTGATATGCGTACCCTGATCCGCGTCGGGAAAGACCGCTGGTGGCACGTGTCGCTGGCGGTCCTCGGCGTGTGTACGGCGGCGCTGCTGGTCTTCTGCCTCGTCAAGCTGAACAGCGCGAGCGGTCAGATCGATCAGCAGGGCAGGATCATCACCGCGCTGTCGTCGGGCCAGAGCGCCGATGATGCGCAGCTGAAAGCGCACGGCCTGACGCCCGTTGCCCCGCCGGTAGCGAGCATCGTCGCCGGGCCGCCTGGTCCTGCCGGACCCGGGCCGTCTGATGCCCAGGTGGCTGCTGCGGTGCAGACCTACCTCTTGCAGCATCCGATCGCCGGGCAGCCGCCGACGACGGACCAGGTTGCCGCAGTGGTGGCGGTGTACATGGCTCAGCATCCTGCCCCGGCCGGTCCGCCCGGGCCCTCCGGCGCCGCGGGTCCGGGGCCGTCTGACACGCAGATCGCGGATGCCGTGGCTGTGTGGGAGTCGGGGCATCCGGTGGCGACTGTCACCGGTCCGCCCGGGCCGTCCGGGCCGCCGGGACCGAGCGGTGTCGGTGCTACGGGGCCTGCGGGTCCCCAGGGAAGCCCCGGCGCGCCGGGTCCGACCGGTCCGGCGGGGCCGTCCGGTGCTTCCGGTGCGGCGCCGTCTGGCTGGACCTACAAGGACGCCCTGGGCGTCACCCACACGTGCACGCCGACCGACGGTACGCCCGCGCCGCAATACTCCTGCCGATGAAGCACAACGGCCCCGCCTTCGGGCGGGGCCGCTTTTGCGTGTCCGGACTTGCGCACATCGTACGGGCGTTCGATGATCGCGGCGTGTTCCGCGATGCCCAGCCGATCCCGGCCCCGCCGCCGCGGTGGCCGAAACGCGACACGCGCGGCCGCGGCGCGGTCTGGATCCGCATCGCCGGCCGCTGGCTGCCGGGCCATATCCAGCGCTGGTATCGGCTGCCGGGCGGCGGCTGGGGCTGCTGGGTGACGTACCACGCCGACCCGGAGCACCCGACCATCGCGCCGCTCTGGGGCCACTTCCGCTACGCCCCGGAGGCGATCCTGGACCGGGCGGCGTGGCCTCAGCCGCCGGTCGATTCCTGAGCGCCCAGCTGCTCGCGCGCGGCCTTCGACGCCGCGGTGTCCAGCTTGAGCCGCTCCGGCCCGGCCAGCGCCCGGAGCGCCGGGTGCCGGTGGATCGCGACGGCCAGGTCGCCCATTCTCTGGTGCGTGGCCCGCCACCGCTCGGGGTCGTCGGCGAGGGTCGGGAGCTCGCGTTCGGCGGTGTAGAACTCGAGCTTGAGCGCGATCAGGTCGGCGGGGATCTCGGTGTCGGACACGCGCTGATCATGCCAGACACGTCGACGCCCGGCCGCGTACGGCCGGGCATGGTGGTGATCATCCATTGGCTGAAAATGGCGGGCCGGACCGGTGAGGTAAGGCGGACCGGCGTCCGCGAAACCGGGTTTCCAGGGCCTCGCGGACCGCCGATCTCACTCGCGTCGGCGAGTTAACTGGGCTCATCTGCCCTGACCAGCGCGTATGTAAAGATCTTGACCGGGTGAGGTTAGGGATCTAACTCCGATCGCCGAACCTAACCCGTGATCACTTGTCGTTTTCGGACCGTTCGGCGAGCGCGCGGCGGACGGTGGCGGGGTCAAGCGGCCACGTGTTGCCGGTCGACGGAACCTTGATCCCGTGCCCGGCGAGCAGCTTCACCAGCGCCGTGCCGGTCAGCTTCGTGTAGGCCGGCCACGTCGGCGCGAGCCGCCGCAGCAGGTGCGGCACGTCCGCGATCCGCGTGGCCTCCGTTCCGAGCACCTCGTCGAGGTCCTCCAGCAGGTCCCGCTTCTCCAGCCGCTCCGGCGCCTGCAACACCGACGCGTTCGCGGCGTCGAGCGCGCGACCGATCAGCGGCGTGATCTCGTCCCGGTCGCGCGTGATCGAGATGAAGTGCACCTGGATCAGGTCCGACCGCTCGCCGGTGATGCCCTTGGCCAGGCACACGCCCCGGTCCACGCCCGGCAGCAGCTCGGTGGCGCGGTGACCGCCGCGGTAGGCGCCCTGGCCGAGCAGCGCATCGTTCGCGACGTGGTCGCCGACGGCGAAGGCGAGCCCGTTGGAGCAGTTGCGGGTGACGTCCCGCGGGATGCTGTCCTTCGTCGGGGCCTGCGTCGACACGATCTGATGGACCGCGCGCTTACGTCCGAGACGCACGTTCTCGATGGTCAGCGCCGAGATGTCCTTGCCGTGCTTGGCGTGGTTGAACGCGATGTGCGCCTCCTCCAGCAGCGTCATCAGCGGCCGAAGACGCGGCTCGGCGTTGGCGAGCTTGCGCGTCACTTCCGGCTCCTCGTACTCGATCAGCAGCCGGCCCCGGGCCTGGATTTCCTCGTGCAGCAGTTCGCAGTCCTCCAGGATCAGCTCGATCAGTTCGTCCTCGGCGCCCATGACGTATCGGGAGCACCGGGTCTTGAAGCCTTCGAAGTCGAAGTTCGCGTCCGGCACCCAGATCCGCAGCTCGCACGACGGGTCCAGCGCCGCGCCGGCCATCAGGGCCCGCGCTGCCGAGGACTTGCCCTGACCAGGCATGCCGCCGACGATCGTGTTCCTGCCGTTGACCGGCGCGCTGATCAGGTCCCCGCGCAGGGTCCGCCCGAGCGGCAGGCCCTTGAAGAAGTCTGCTTTGCCTTCGGTGAGCAGCGGGTACGGTCCGGCGCCTTCCTCCAGGCGTCCCTTGTCGGCGATCCACAGGTTCAGGATCCCGGCCTCGGCGCCGACGGTCGGGAACACCTCCTTCGCCGCCCGGTGCAGGCCGGTGGCCAGGTCGGTGCGCCGCTTGGCTACCTTCTCGGCGCTGACACCGGACGGCAGGCGCAGGGAGGCGTAGGTGCCGCGGCCGTCTTCGCGGGCGGGCACCAGGTACTGCAGCGGCAGGCCCTTCTTGATGTACTCCGTGACGCCCTGGATCCGCAGCGCCTTGATCGCCAGCGTGATGGTGCGCTCGTCGATGACGAGGTCGTCGCCCTCGGCGGAGGTCACCAGCCAGCCCGGCATGTCGGCACGCTTGCGGCCGGTGGACCACAGGGCGGCGATGCCGGCGAACATGCCGGCCAGGACCGCCGGCGGCCACAGGATCGACACCATGGCGATGACGAACTTCACCACGTCGGCGGCGTCGATGAACGGCGCGGCGACCTGGTGCGGGTCGTGTTCGGCGGCGGCGAGGCATATGCCGATGACGAGCAGCAGCCCGGCCGCGGTCGCGGTGCCGTAGGCGCCGGACTTCGCGGCGTGCACCGGTGCGTGGAGCAGCTGCATACGCCGGGCGTGCCTGTCCGCGAGGTGCCGGTGCTTCCGCTCCTCCCACAACAGCGCGGTGGCGTGGTCCCCCTGCGATTCGGCGACCCGCATCATCCGCTCATGCCGCGCAGTCGAGCGGGTGTCACGCCGCTGACGTGCCGCGATGGCCGCGCCCTGCGCGACGTAGGCGGCGTGCCGGACAACGGTGCGGGTGTGCCGGTGGCCTGCGACGGTGCGGATCCGGTGGAAGCCCCGGCGCGGCTCGGCCTGCTCGTCGGACGTCTGGTCCTGCCGCTCGTCGACGACGTCCGGCTCGGGCGCCGGCACCGGCTGCGGTGCGGCGGCCGGGACGGCGTCCGGCGGCGTGTTCGGGTCCAGCGGCGCGGTGTACGGGTCGAATGCCAGAGGCTTGGCCTGGACGGGGATTTCGCCAGCCCTGGCGTGGCCGTTGAGCGTGTGCTCGGGCATTGCGGGTTCCTTCGCTGATAGATGCCAGGTCGGGCCGGATCAGCCGCGTCCGTGGGGCCACCGCTTCTGCGCGGGTCGGCTGTTGAAGTCGTGGTCGCCGGTGTAGGGGCCGGTGCCGGCGTCGCCTCCGGGGCGCTTCGGGTCGTAGTCGCGAATGCCGCCGGTGCCTGTGGGCCTGGTGTCGGGCTTGTTGTTGTACTGCGCGTGGCCTCGGATGCTGCGGCTCATGAGGTGCTCCTTCGTGATGTGTGGCGGGCGGCGGCCGAGCTCGGCGTCACGCGCGGCTTTCTGCTCAGGCGTGAGGTCGTCCTCGGTGGTGCGCGGTCTGTGGGTCATAGCTGCTACCACCAGCGCCTTCTGGCCTTGGCGGCGTCCTTGGCGGTCTCGCGAGCGCGGTCGTCGAGGTACTCCTGGTCGGCGTCGCGCTGGGGCTTCCAGTTGCGGATGAACTCGGTGTCGGGCTTCTGGTAGCGGCTACCGCGCGCGTTGCGGATGCCCTCGTCGGTTTCCTTGCGGTGGGCATCGGCGCGCTGCTGCGCGTCGGCGGCGGCTTCGTTGGCTCGGCGGATCCGGTCGGCTCGTGTCATGATCAGTTTTCCTTTCTGTGGCTTGTTGTGGAGGGACGCCGGTCGACGCCCTCGTGGCGCCCGACCGCCGCGCTCCGGACGGTCGGGCACCACCAGGGCGTCAGTCCCGGTCGCGGGCCTGCCGGGCCTCGGTCTGCACGACGGCGGCGAGCTGCGTGTGCACCTCGGCCACGCGCAGGTAGTGATTCGCCACCGACGGGGAGGCCGAGGGCTGCTCGGCGCGTTCCAGAGCTCTCTCAGCGGCGGCGATGTGCTGGGCGGCAGTCTTCGGGATCATGGCGGTGTCTCCTTGGGTCGAGTCGGATCGAGGGCTGATCCCCCATGGCCACCCGGCCGGTGGTGCGTGCCGGCCGGGCACCATGCGGGATCAGCCGCCGTGGCCGTTCACGGACGCCGGCGCGTGGCCCTTGACCGCGTTGAAGGCCCACGTCTTCGACCGGCCGAGGCGGTCGCCGATCTCCTGATAGGACAGGCCCTGCTGGTGGAGTTCACGCGCGTGCTGGGCCGCGTTCTCAGGCGGCGGCGAAGGCAGGGTCTTGACGGGCACACTGAACGGCTTGGTCTGCGGGGGGAACGGCCGTGTGAACGGCGACAGGACGTTGAGAACGGGCCGTTCCTGGGGCGTCTGCGGCGTGCCGATTCCGAGCCGCTTCAGGGCGTCGCTGAACGCCGCGCCGGCCAGCTGCTCGTGGACGTCGGTCGGGTCGCCGTGCATCAGGGCGTGCGTGGTGAGTCGCATCCGGGCCCGGTCGGCACGGGCCTCCGAACTCCAGGGCCAGCGCCAGGACCGCGCGGCGCGGTCGGTGGCCCGCAGGTACCGCGAGACACGGCGGCCGGCCTCAACGCCCTGGACGGTGGTGTCGATGGCGTCCGCCAGGCGAAGCCACACGAAGATGCGCTCGGGGGTGATGCGCCAGCGCACCGGGCCGGAACGCCGGCCGCCGTTCGCGCGGGCCGCCCGCTTCGCGGCCATCAGGTCCCGCGTCCACAGCAGCGCCACCACAACAGACACCAGGATGCGCATCAGCACTTCCTGCGCCGAGGCGGCGTCCGTGGACGACAGGACGCCGGAGGACAGCGCCAGCGCCACCACCAGGAACCAGTCGATGCCCGCGTCGTCGCCGCGCTCGACGTTGTCTCGGGCTCGCAGGGCACAGGCCAGCAGCGCGATTTCCATGAACCCGAACAGGACGACCCGGAAGGCGCCCGGCAGGCCCATGGTGGTGCCGAAGAACTTCCACATGCCGGTGGCCTGAACGGACGTGGCCAGCAGGCCGGCCACGTTGATCAGGCCGGAGATGCGGCGTTCGCGGCCGGCGACACGGACGGCATTGCTCACCAGTAGCGCGGCGAGCAGCAGCAGGACCAGGGTCAGTAGCGCTGCGACGCCGACGCCGATGTAGGACCATGGCGAGTTCGCCGAGGCCCAGTGCGTCAGGTTCGTGATGTTCATCGGGCACCCGCCGCGAGGATCAGGGCCGCGATGAACAGCCATCCGACGTGCCAGGACTGATCGAGGGCGTACGCACCGGTGCCCAGCGTCGGGTTGTCGTCGCGGCCGGGGCGAGGGGCGCCGAGGTCGAAGAACGCGGCCTTGCCCGGTCCGAACGCGGCGGCCAGGGCGCGCAGGGTGCTGCGACGGTCGGCCCAGTAGTGGGAGGCGGCGTCGACGCCGAGGCCGGCGGCCCACCAGGCCGGCCGGATCGGCAGGCCGGCCACGGCGAACGCGGCTAGCAGCGCGGCGAGCTTCACCGCGGTCAGGACCAGGACGTGACTGGCGCACGCGGTGCGCGCCGACCAGCCGGATCCGCCCTTGGTCATGGCTTGCGTCGGCGTTTGGGCCCAGTGGTCGCCGAACTGGTGCGCGGCGAACAGCGCCGCCGAGGCGACCGTGAGCACGGCCGCGGGCAGCAGGGAAGTGGTCATCGGGGGCTGCTCCATTTCTGGATCAAGGCGGGAAGGTTCGGGAAGCGGTCGAGGATCGCGGTCCAGGCGTCGGCGTCGATCGCGGCCAGCGAGCCGATTGCGGCGGGCAGGTGGCCGGCCTCCAGCGATGTCAGGCCGACCTCCAGCAGCCCGGCGGCGGCCAAGCCGATACCGGGCCGCGGCGGCAGGTCCGGGCGCGTGTCCATCACGCCGCCTCGTCGGACCAGGCGTAGTCAACGCCGACCAGGTCCCGTGGCGCGGTGGCGCACACGATGCCGTCGGCGTCCGGGGCCGGGTCGGCGACGACGACACCGCGGCGGCGCGTGGAGGCGGCGCGGCGCTCGGCGCGGATGCCGACGACGGCCGCGACCACCGAGCCGACGGGCGCGACGATCCACGGCGCGCCGTGGCCGGTGAGAGCGGTACCGGCGGCGGGTGCGAATACCGTCACGGGTGCCGTGGCCAGGCCTGCGCGGGCGATGAGGTGGGAACGCATGGGACGCCCTTCGGGTCGTGGTGTAGTCAGCCGAGAAAAGTTAGAATCTCTATCATTGTAAGGGTTGCAGCGCTTCCGGATGGCGTCAACCAGCCCAGCTCAGGTTGCTGTGAATCGTCGCCTAGACCTGCGATCATGTGCACCGTGGAGGACGACGTGATGAGCCGACTCGCCGCGCAGGTGGCCCGCGAGGACGAGGAGCACGCCAAGACGCAGGCGCTGATCGTCGAGGCTTACCGGGCACGCAACGCCCTGCGGGACATTGCCCGGCTCACGCACCTCAGCTACGAGAACGTGCGGGCTGTCCTGACTCGCGCCGGTGTGGAGATCCGCGAGCGCGGGCGCCCTCCGAAGGCCGACTAACGCACCAGCGCCCGGCCACTCGGGCCGGGCGCTTGTCGTGGTGGTGTTACTGGGCATCGGGCGCGAAGGGCCCGCGGAATGGCGTCCCGTCGGGCCTGTCGGCGTAGAACCGCAACGGCCCCAGGTTGTGCACGCGGTGCCCGGCACGCAGCTGCTCGGCGACCACCTCCAAATGTCCGGCGTTCAGGCCGCGCGGCATGGGCCGTCGGCCGTCGGCGTACTCGTCAGCGACGGCCGCGAGTTCGGCGGGGCTGCCTGCGTAGACGGTCACGCTGTCGAGGTGCTTGGTACGGATGGTCATGCCGGCACCACGAATTCGAGGCTGCCGACGTCGGCCGTCCACTCCCGGCCGCCGCCGACGGGCCGCAGGTGCACGCGCTGGTAAGCCTTGTTCTTCTCCATCACCTCGCCGATGCGGCCGGTGGCGGTGTCCTTCAGCCGGGTCCGGAGCTCCAGGTGCTTCAGGCACACGCGGCGCACGACCACCACGGCGTCAGCCAGCGAGATTTCGGTGGTGTAGGCGCCGGTGCCGCCGCAGCGGCAGTCGGGGGGCGGCTCAGCCGGGCTGTTCATCGTGTACCTCCTGGGGAGTCTGTCGCGCGGCCCAGAGCTCCCGCAGTTCGTTCAGCTTGGCCAGCTCGGCGGTGTGATAGGCGACGCGCTCCTCGACGTAGGCGAGAAACCTGGCGCCGAACTCCGCGTCGGAGACGTTGGCCTCGGTGATGTCGGTGCTCGTCGAGCTCGTCACATGTGCCTCTTACTACTTGGCTGCCTGATGGAAGGGGGCCACGGTGGCACTTGCAAGGGCCCTGATCCAGTGTTCGTGAAGTAGATGCGCACGTCAGGCGCCACGCAGGGGGCCATTTTGCTGACAGGGGGCCAGTTAGGGGGCCAGAATGAGAATGCTGGCTCCCACACACCCCAGAGCGGACCCCATGATGAATGCCAACACCGTCGCACCGCTGCTCACCCAGTTACGCCAGCAGTCGGGGCGTACCCGCAAGGAGATCGCGACGGTGATCGCCACCGCCATGGGAAGGGACGTTGAGGGTGTTCTCGGCAACGTCAAGCGCTGGGAGCTCGGCAAGCGGATCCCCGAGCCGTTCTGGCGCGACGCCATCGCCACGGCCTACGGAATTCCGCGGCGCGAGGTGGACAAGGCTGCCAGTGCAGCCAGGGCCGAGCGCACGTTCGGCAAGATCATGCTAGACGGCACGGAGAGCGAGGTGGACAGGCGCTCATTCACCTTCCTCGGCGCCGCGGCCCTCGTCGCTGGCGCGGCCTCAGAGCCCTGGGGGCGTCTCGCGGCGGCCCTCGACGGCTGCGGCTTGGACCAGCCCACCGTGGACGCGCTGGAAGCCACCACCGCGGGCATGTTCGAGTCCGAGGAGCACATCCCGGCCCGGCTGATGATCGACCGGCTGACCGCTCACCTGGACACACTCACGTCGCTCATGCCTCACGCCGGCCGATACCGCGCGGCCCTGGCCATCGCGGCCGGGGAGACCGCGGCCCTGGCCGGGTGGATGGAGTACGACCTCGGCGACCGGAAGAAGGCCGCGCAGTACTACAACGTCGCCGTCCAGGCCGGACAGGCGGCCGGCCACGGCGCTGTCACCGCGCTCGCCCTGGGGTACGGCTCCTACGCCGCGCCCGCCAAGCGTGCGCGCGACATGCTGGCCGAGGCACAACGGCACGTCCGCGGCCCTGGCTACGCGACCGCCTCGGCGTGGCTGGCCGCCCGGGAGGCCGAGGAGGCCGCGGTCCTCGGCGACCGCGAGGGCGCCGTCCGGGCGTTGGAGCGCGCGCGTGCCGTCTTCGACTACGCCAACCCCGAGTCGGAGCAGGCCTGGACCCGCTTCTTCCGCCGGGCCCGCCTGGGTTCGATGGCCATCTCTACATACGCCGGGATTGGACACTCCGAGCTCGGCGCCGCCGTCGTCGACGCGCTCGATGCGCTCGGCGACGACGACGCCAAGATCCGGTGCAGTGTGCTCGGTGACAGCGCGCTCGGATGGCTCGCCGCCGGCGACGTCGACCAGGCGGTCGACGTCGGCAAGCGCGCGCTCGCCGCCACAATCGAGGACGACACCACGATGGGCCGTACGCGCCTGGCCGCGCTCGCCGGGCAGCTGCCCGACGCGGCCGAGGCGATCGAGCTGCGGGAGCGGATCCGCGCGGTGGCGCCCGAGCAGGTCTAGGTGCGCGGCGTCGTCTCGGCGGTGAGCCACGCGAGGTAGGCCGGCGAGCCGCCGATGATCGGTGTCACGACCACCTGCGGTGTCTTGTAGGTGTGCTGGTCGAGGATGGCTTGCTGGAGCTCGGCGGCGCGGTGCGCGGTCGTTTTGAACTCCACCTTCCATTCCTCGTCGTCCTGGACGGCGCCGGCCCACCAGTAGACCGAGCGGGTCGGTTCGAGGTGAGCGCATGCCGCGAGTCGTGCGTTCACGATCGAGTCGGCGAGCATTTTGGCGTCTTCGACGTCTTCCACGGTGGTCGTCACGAGGACGTAGTCGGCGGTCATAGAGCCAGCGTAGTGCGGTGCAAGTTTTACTTGCAGCGAACTGATCCTTAGCGGTTATCCACGGGTTCTTAGCGTCACGTGTCGGATGGGCGACCTGCGGCGCCGCACGTCAAACGGGTGACGCCGGAGGTTCGAATCCCACATCCTCCGCACAGTCACACATGCACTGACCAGCGCGAGCCCCAAGACAAGATCGACAGCCCGAGAATTACTTGCAGAAAACTTGTCGAACCCCGGAACGATCAAGCTCCGGGGTTCTACCGTCGCGGCATGGCCTACACCAAAGATCTGCCCCGCAAGAACGGCATGGCCTATCTGGTGCTGTGGCGCCAGGACGGTAAGCCGTGTCAGGAGACCTTCGACGACCCCGAGACTCGCGAGAAGTTCCTCGGCCTGGTCAAGGGCTACGGCGACCGCTACCCGCCCGGCTGGGTGCCGAAGGTGGGTTTCGTCACCGTCGAGAAGCCGGCGGAGAAGCCCGAACCGGTCCTGTTCGATGCCTGGGCCGAGCGATACCTGAAGAAGAAGTCCGGCATTGACGCCAAGACCCGCAACGACTACCGCAAGCTTGTGGCACGGCATATGAGCCCGTACTTCGGCCAGCTCGACGTACGCGACGAAGACGCCTTCAACGAGGAGACCGTGGCGCTGTGGGTGAACGCGCTCGCCGACGGCGAACGGGACCCGAACGACGACGACGAGTGGCTGCGCAAGCCGTACTCGCCGAAGTACATCTGGAACCTTCACGGGCTGCTGTTCCAGATCATGAAGGGGGCCATGAAGGCCCGGCCGGCGCTGCGCTCCTCGAACCCGTGCGCGGAGACGGACCTGCCACGCCCTGATCACCAGATCGACGAAACCATGTGCTTCCTGGAGTACGACGAGTTCCAGCTGCTTCTCGGCAGCCTCGCCCCGGAAGCCCAGGACGTCGCCGTGCTGGCCGTCTCGACCGGGCTACGCCGCGGGGAGCTGTTCGCGCTGAAGGTGAAGGACATCCTCGACCCGAGCCCCGGCGCCGAGCCGCTGCGCATCACCGTGCATCGGGCCTGGAAGGAAGACGAGAACCGCAAGCCGTTCCTGGGTGCGCCGAAGAGCAAGCGCGCCCGCCGGACACTCGCGGTCTCCGAGACCGGCGCGAAGGTCGTGCGCCGACTGGCCAAGGGACGCGACCTGGAGGACTTCCTCTTCGTCGACGAGGCCGACCAACCGTGGCCGAACTCGAAGTGGTACCACCGGTTTTGGCGGCTTGCCGTGCCGGAGGCGCAGAAGCGCGGCCTACGCAAGCACCCCTCGCTACAGGACCTGCGGCACACTCACGCATCGTGGCTGATCGCCGCGAACGTGCCGCTGCCGGCGATTCAGCGGCGCCTGGGGCACGAGTCCATCACCACGACCGTGGACCGATACGGGCACTTGGTGAAGGAGCTGGAGACTGAGGCCCTGGCGGCCATAGAGGCGGCCCTGGACCGTCCGCGGCTGCGTGTAGTGTCCTGACGCGTTTCGACCGCCGTTGGCGCCGCATGTGCGGCGTCGGCGGCGGTCGTGGGTGGGGCGGGTGCGAGCCGGTGGCTTAGACGGCGAGCTTCATGGAGGTGGCGGCCATGAGTTTCGCGAAGAGCTCCATTGCGACCTTGTTCGCGTTCTCGCGCGCTTGGAGGTCGCCTTCGAAGGCGGCGCGGTCGGCGTTGACAACTGCTTCGCCGTCCTCGTTGATGCAGCCGTAGGCTGCCTTGTCGGGAATGTCTCCTACGACTACGTGGAAGACGGCTAAGACGCCTGTTTCGCTGGGTTGGTCAGATTCCACCACTGGTTTGTCCTCCCGTAGATGCTCACGCCCGTCTCACGGTTAGACGATCCACACTGCCACCAAGTTGTGTTGCAGGTCTAGGGTCTGTACATCGTTAAAAAGAACGTATGTTCGAACGCGGGAAGAGCCAGGACGTCAGAGTCCTGGCTCTTCCTCTGTATGCGCGTCCTGCCGCTCTCGAGCCACGGTATAACCGGCTTCACGTGCAAGTTTGCGAGCCCGCTCTTCGACCGCACGGATCTGTGCTGCGGATGCACCGGGAGCCAAGCCGATAGCCGCCTCGAACACGACGTTGCGAATCAACTGCGATAGGTCACCGGGGGCTGTGGGCTCGCGCTGCCAGGCACGTTCGGTTTCAGCATCGACTTCCCCCGCTGTCGGTGTCGGGTCGCCGCCGGCGAGGATCGCGGTGATGCTCCCCTCCTCCCAGCGGAGGGCCAGCTCCAACATCCGCCTGGTTTTTCGTTCAGGACTGGCGGTGCCCCATTCGATCTTTTGGATGGTGGATCGCCCGATTCCTGACGCTTCAGCCAGGGCTACCTGGCTGCTCATACCGAGTGCCTTGCGGCGCTCAGCAACGAGCCTCCCTAGGCGCTTCCAGTCGTCTCCCATGCTCCATATGATGCACGACTTTTGTAAGCACGTCAGCACGAAACGTCCGTCTTGACCAGGGTTTTACGCCACCCCCACGCCATAAGGTGCTTACTTTTAACTACATGTTGCGAGCCTGGGGGGCTGCTCGGTAGGCGCTGGGTAAGCGGAGTAAGCATCCAAAGGCTTGACCTATGTAAGCAGTCAGTGCTTACATCTAAGCATGCAAAAGCGTGATCCCAGATGGCGCCGGATTGATCCGGCGGCTCTCAGAGAGGTGCGCGAGGCCAAGGGCGTCAGTGCCCGCCAGCTGAGCGAGCGCATCGGCATGAGCAACAGCTACATCAGCCAGGTCGAGCGCGGCAGCTACCTACCGCCGCACGAGCGTATGCGCCAGATCGCTAAGGAACTGGACACCACGATCCGCTCAATAACGACGGTCGACGCATGACGTCCGCACAAGCGGCTACAGCGTCGGTCGGTTTCAGCCCGACACGGCACTTCAGCTACGAGACCGCCGCCGCCGAGTTCGAACTGCCGGAGCGCTGGCTGCGACGGCACATCAAGTCGCTGCCGCACCGGGAGTTCGGTCGCTACATCCGGTTCTCCGTCGCGGACATGCTCGACATCTCGGCCAAGTTCGCCGCGCAGACCAGCGACAGCGAGAGCACTCCTGACACCACCGCAACGGGCGCTGTGCCGGACATCCAGCCCAGTTCCCAAACTCGCGCCAGGAAGTCCTGAGCGCCGAAAGCAGTGAGCCCGCACCTGCGCGAACAGGTCCGGGCTCGAGATGACCAGCAATCCCCAGAGTTCCCACCCAGAGAAAGAGGCTGATCAATGTCAGATCTTACCCTCCCGCGCCTCGCGCGGAAGAAGCGCGCCAACCTCGCCGCCGAGGCGACGATCCCGTGCGCCACGGCGCGCACCCCGCAGGCAACACACCTCACCGGCGACCGCTGGCGTGAGCCCAGCTTCGACGACCTCATCGCCGGCAACGGGCGCGAGCCCTCGCACGAGGACCTGCTCGCCGTCGACGAGGACGACGAGGACCTCAAGCCGACCGCCCGCGAGCTCCCGCTCGCGTATCCCGGCGTGTCTGTCGAGGCCCTGGCCTGGCTGCGCGAACAGGAGCAGCCCTACGTGCCCAACGTGCGCGACGAGCACGCGTTCGACGTGAACCGCCTGGTCCCCGGCAAGTCCCTGCGGCGCACCATCAACCTCGCCCAGCTCGACACCCGCAAGGCGCCGGCGGACACGCCCGCCGCCAACCCGCGGCCGCTGTCCGACGCGGTCGACGCCCTGGACCGGCTCCCGGCCCTGTACGCCGTCGACGCCGCCTCATCCGAAATGGCCGCCAGCATCGCCGCCATCCAGACCTACACCGCGCTACGCCCCGAGCTGCTCGGCCGGCATGAGATGCACATGCACCTGGCGCCGCTCGCCGCGCAACTGGCCGAACCGGACGCGGAACCGTCCAACCACATCGGCCAGCTCACCGCGGCATGGACCAGCATCCGCGAGGCGCACACCCGGTTCGCCAGCGACGACTTCGGGCCCGACCGCCGCTTCACCGTGGCACTGAAGCTCGACGCGATCGACGAGGCGATCGGGAACCTCACCGACGAACTCGGCGACGTCCGCGGCGTGTTTGACGCCGAGGCCGACGAAATCGAGCTGATCGCGCTCGCGGCCGGCCTGCCGATGCGCCAGGACGACGACGAGGAGTCGCTGGCCGACTGGGAGCTCGAACTCCTGGTCCTGCCCGAGGGCGAGCCCGACCCGGGAGCCGAGCGCGCGTTCGCCGACATGGACGCCACGGCCGACGCCGTCGACGCCTGGTACGCCGATCAGGCGACCGCATCGTTCGCACCGGGGCTCCGTGTCGTCGACAACATGACCGGCGCTGCCGGGATGGTCGTCAAGATCACGCTCGGTCGGGCGCTGGTTCGGCTCGATCGGGCGCCGGAAGGGCTGACGCCGATCTCGTTCTTCTCCCTGTCGCCGGAAGCCGAGCCCGTGCAGTTCGTCGAGGACGCGGCCGACGCCGAGACCGAGGCCGAGATCCGCGACCTGATGGACCTGGACGGCGCCGACCGGGACGAGAGCCACTTCAGCCGCGCGCAGATGGACGGTGAGGCCTGCACCGTGTGCGGCCGCGAGTTCGCCGTAGGGGAGCCCACCGTCCCGGCCGCCTACGACCTCGTTGTGGGCCAGCTGTTCGCGCACGCCGCTTGCATCGAGAGCGAGGCCTGACATGGCTACCGGACCCGAGCACTACCTCGAAGCCGAGCGGATGCGCGCGGCCGCCGACGAGTGGGCAGACGCTGACCTCGGCTGGAAAGCGACTCTGACCGCGCAGGAGCGCATCAATCAGCGGCTCGCCGACCTGGCCGACGCCCAGGTGCACGCCACCCTCGCCCTCGCGGCCGCGACCGCGCTCGGCACCCACGGCGGCATGGACTATCTCGACCACGAGGCCTGGGACCGCGTCGCCGGCGTCCAGGAGAAGGACGACGAGGACGACCCGTACGAGGGCCTGACCAACGCCGACGTCCTGACCGCCGACGAGCTCTACGGCGACGAGCGCGCCGCCGAGGCGGAGCTCGACGCGGCCGACGAGGACCGCTACGCCGAGGAGAACGCCGCCAGCCGCTACGACGACGAGCACTTCGACGTCGACGACGAGGACGTGGACGGCGGTGATGACGAGTGACCGCCGTCGACCGCAACTACCTGCTCAAGCTGCTATACGACGCCCGCCAGGTTCAGAACGGCCGCGCGAAGCTGCCCGCGGACAAGAGCACTGCCGCGCGCAGGCTGCAGGCCAAGACCCGCTCCTACACGTTGTCGCTGGCCATTGACGCCATCAACGACGGCCTGCTAGAGCAGCAGCACGACGATGGCCAGCAGGACCTGTTCACCGCAGCGGCCGCCCCGGCTGATGACGCGGCCCCGAGCGGCGCCAGCGCCTACATCGAGCCCGTCGACGCCGACACCTTCGTCGTATACAGCACCGACGCCGCCGGCAACCACGCCGCCGTCCTTCAGCGCTACGACGGCGCGGACATCCCCGTCGACGACAACAGCGCGGACGCGCTGCCGGCTGAGTACGTGGACTACGCCGAGGCCGAGGACGTCCGCCAGATCCGCGAGGAGATGGCCCTGGAGGCTGCCGGCGTCGAGCGCTGGGAGGACCTGTGAGTGCCATCGAGACCGCCGCCGCGCTGGCGGCGGAGGACAAGTACAAGACGTACGCCACGGTCGAGACGGCCGAGGGCTACGAGGCCTGGAACGCCGGCGACTACCACCGCGCGACGAAGCTGTGGCGCTCGGCCGCGCGCTGGTCGCAGTTCGCCGAGCAGGCCGCGGAAGGTGGTGCGGCCCAGTGACCCCCGAACAGGCCACGGCCGTCCTCGTCCAGAACGGCATCGTCTCGACCGCCGAGGTACGCCAGGGCCCCAAGAGCATCGAGCAGCAGCAGCGTGACCAGGACCTGCTGGCATACCGCGTGCTCGGCGAGCTGATGGGGCGTGTACCGATCGGTATCCGAATCGGCGGCTGGAACATCGGCTCCGGCAGCATCGACGTCCACGTCAGGGGCCTTGGGCTCTCCGACCACGAGATCCGCGGCCGAGTGATGCAGCTGGCCGAGCAGTTCGACCTCGACTACGCCGAATACCCGCTGGGTGGCTCGCCGAGCCAGAACCGGGTCTCCGCCTGCGGCGACTACCAGGGCGTGTCGGTCAGGTTCTGGTACCTGGTCAGCCCGTGCTCATGCGAGGACTGCGGGGCTGCGCGATGACCGCCCTGACGATGCCCGCGTGCGCGGTGCCGCTGGCCGGCACCCACGCCTACCCGATCCACCCGAACCGCGGCCGCGAGCGCACGCCGGCGATGGCGGCCGCGATGGGCCTGACCCAGATCCCGGTGCTGCCCGTCGGGTTCCACTGGGCCGACGGTCCCGAGGTGAACGGCCCGCGGCTGCAGCTGGACGTGCCCACGGTGGCGCTGCTGCTGTTCGCCGCCGACCTGGACCCGTGGGCCGTCAGCGACCACGCCATCGTCGCCGCCTGCCACGAGCAGCTGCTCGTGTCCTACGGCACCACCACCCGCGCCCAGCGGGTCTACGACCGCGACGCCGCCTGCGACCCCGAGGTCGCCCAGGCCCGTCTGCGCGCGTGCACCACCCGCGCCACCCAGCTGCTCACGACGGAAGCGTAACCATGGAAGAGAACGACACCACCCCCGCGGCCGCCGTGCCGAAGCCGAAGCCGCGGCGCGTCAACCACCGCGCGCTGCGGGCGCTGCGGGAGCCGATCCCGGCCCGCAGCATCGGCAAGAAGCCGCGGGTCTACTGCTGGGACTGCAACTGGGCCAGCGAACAGAAGGCCGGCGCCACCTGCGACCGGCACGCCGCCGTCTGGTGCAACACCTGCCGCAGCACCGTCAGCAACGCCCACGACCACGACGACTACGTCGGCCACGCCGAAGTCACCGACAGGTTCCTGGACGCTGACCTGGCCTGGAACTGGCGTCCGATGGCGTTCGACGAGCGCGGCCTGCCCGCCCTCGACGACGACGGCGGCATGTGGATGTACGTCTCCATCGGCGGAGTCGAGCGGCCCGCCTACGGCAAGCCCGGCATCGGCGGCAAGCCCGAACTGATCAGCAACGGGCTGAAGAACGGCGGGATTCGTTTCGGTGTGGCCCTGGACCAGTGGGCCCAGACCGACCTGCACCCCGCGACCAAGACCTGCACCGGCTGCGCGAAGACCACCACTGATGCGAAGGCCCGGTTCTGCGACGGCTGCGGGCACGAGCTGCCCGCGCCGAAGAACTGCGCCAGCTGCGGCAGGTCCGACCACGACGAAGCCGCGAGGTTCTGCAGCGGCTGCGGGCACGACCTGTCCGCGGCCGACGGCGCGCCCGCCGAGCAGTGGGCGCGCCCCGACTGGATCGCCCGGATCAACTCGCTGCTGGCCCGCAAGCGCGGCGCCCACGGCCCGGACCGGCTGTCCGAGCTGTCCGAGATCCTGGGCCGCAACGTCGACGATGCGGCGCACCTCAGCCCGGATGAGGCCCGCCAGGTCGTCAGGATCCTGTCCGGCACCCCGGACCTGTATCCGCCGGCACCGGCCGCCGAGCAGCCCGCCGCCGTCGTGCCCGAGCCGCCGGCCGCCGTGCCGGCACCGACGGCACAACCCGCGCAGTCCTCGCCCGCGCCGCAGCCGCCGGCACGCCCGGCAGCACCGGCGCCGCGGGCAAAACGCGGCGGCCCGAAGCCGTCGCCGCGCCCGGCGGCCGCGGCCCCGGTTTCCGGCGGGATCAGCGACGCCCAGGTCCGCACGATCAACTCGCTGCTCAACAGCCGCGGCGTGCTCGAGGGCGACGCCGCCACCCGGCTGGGCATCATCAACGGCGCCCTGGGCCGCGACGTCGAGTCGCTGGACAAGCTCAGCGCCGCGGACGCCGAGATCCTGATTCGTGGTCTGGGCAGCGGCTACTTCTCGGCCGACCCGCCAGCTGCCCCCGCGTCGCAGACAGCCGCCGCGCAGGACACCGCGCCCGAGCCCGAGCCGGAATCCGAGCCCGACCGGAGCGTCTTCGACGGCATCTGCGCGCAGATCTCGCAGGCCATCACCGAGGAAGACGCCGGCGCCATCAAGGTCGAGATCGGCAAGGCCCTCACCGGCGGCACCATCACCAAGGCCGACGGCGCTGCCCTGTCCGGACGCCTGGAGAAGCGCGGCCGCCAGGTCGGTTTGGCCGGTGGATCGTGAACCGGATCAAGACCCTACGTGCCGGCAGCGCGCGCACCGCCACCCTCGCCGCGGCGATCCGCGCAGCCGCCGACGACCCGGACATCGCCGTGGTCCGGCTGCAGCTGCTGTACACCCGCCACCACCGGCCGTACCGCCACGTTGTCGCCTACGACGCCGACTTCCAGTGGCACGGTCTCACCAGGGACGCCATCGAAGCGATCGACCTGCTGATCCGCAGCATGCGACAGGACATCGACTGGCGTTTCGACCACGACTGGCACCTCGACACCGGCATCCTGCGCCGCTCCCCGGACATCGCGCACCTGGGCAACATCCCGGAGAGCGACCGGACCTTCGGCGGCACCGCCCCGGTTTTCCTCGTCGACACCCACCCGGGCCACGCAGACAAGGAACGGGGTACCGCGGCATGACGCGCCACCTCAAGCCCTGCGGCACACCCGGCGGCTACTCCCGGCACAAGAAGCGCGGAGAACCGGTCTGCGACCCCTGCCGAGAAGCCAACCGCATCTACCAGGCCGACTACCGGGCCAACCGGGCACGCAGCGCCGCCGACCGCGCCGCGAACCCGCGCGTCCTGGCCCCCTGCGGCACCTACGGCGCGGCCCGCCGGCACAAGGCGCACGACGAAGAGCTGTGCGACCCCTGCAAGCAGGCCGAACGGGACTACAAGACCGAGAAGCAGCGCGACTACCGCGCCGCGAAGAAGGCCAAGGCCAAAGCCTTCGAGGCGATGCTCGCCGACGCCTGGGCGGAGGTGAGCGCAGCATGACCGTCCCGATGCCGAGGCTGCCGCACGCCGCCTGCGTCCGCCGCGAGCCGAGCGAGGCCGTGTGCGCGGGCTGCTGGGACCGGCCCGAATGCCTGACCTGGGCCCTGGCGTGGGAGCTGGATGGGTTCTGCGGCGGCTACACCATGCACGGCCGCGCCGCCCTGCGCCGCGAGTTCGGCATCCCCGCCCCGAAACGGCGGCGGTGACCATGCCAGCCGGACCACGCCCGATGACGGCCACCGAGAAGGAGGCCTTCACCCTGCACGCGCAGCTCGTCCCGGTCCAGACCATCGCCGAGCAGCTCAAGCTGACCCGGCCGCAGATCGCGGCCGCGGTCGACCTCGGCCGGCTCCACGCCCGGGCCGCTCTGCAGCCGACCGCCGTTCCCGCGCCGGCCGCGCAGCCGCCCCGTGTCCGCAAGGCCTCCGTGCGGCAGCTGCCCGGTGCCACCATCGCGCCGTCGCCCACGCTGGCCGAGCCCGCCGACCTGAAGCCCGACGCCGGCGAGCGCGCGGCCGCGGCGCCACCGACAGTCCCGGCCGCTCCGAGGCGGCCAGCCCCGAAGCAGCAACTGCGCAGTCCCATCAAGCAGCCCGGCAAGCCCGTCGACCGCGGCGAGAAGATCCGGACCCTGCGAGCGGTCGTCGAGGTGCTGCGCGAGCAGCTGGCCAAGAACGAGGCCGAGCTCGCCGAACTCCTCGACACCACCCCGGAACCGGCGCCGCCGGCCGCGCCGCCCACGACGGCCGCGGGCCTGGATCCGGCCACCTCGCGCAAAGCCCGCGCCTGGGCCGTTGCTGCCGGCTGGGCCGTCCCCGCCGACGGTGAGCGGCTGCCCGGCGCCATCGTCCTCGCCTATCTCGCAGCCCATGGAGGCACACAGTGAGCACCTCGCGCCACCGCCGCCAGCCCTGGCAGAAGATCGGGCCCCGCATCGCCACCACCGCCGTCATCGGCGCCAACGCCATGTGGATCATCCACACCGAGAACGGGCTGCTGCACCTGACAGCGCTCGCGTTCGGCGTCGGCGCGGTCGTGCTGATCCTGGGCACCTGCTCCTACGCCACCAGCATCGGCTGGCACCGCGGCCGCCACCGCTACCTCGTGCAGGCCGTCGCCTGCGCCCCGCTGCGCCGCCCCCTGCACCCGATCGGTGTCGAGCACCAGGACGACGACACCGACGCGACCCTGGCCCTGACCGACGCCATCAGCGCCGACAACTGGGCGGCTGAGGAGCCCACCCTGGAACTGGACGAGATCCGGGGCCCGCGCCGGTTCATGACGGCCGACCTGGTCGCCGCCGCAGAGGTGCCCGGACCATGAGCCCAGCGACCGCTTCCCGCTCCGCCGCACGCCTGACGTTCCTGCAGGAAGCCGAGACCCGGTACCGGCGCGCCTCGCTCTCACCCGCGGCCGTGCCGGGCGCCGGCCTCGGGCTCGGCCCGATCCGCGAATCCGCGGCCGATGTCCCGGAGCTGATCGCTCTGGCCCGGGCCGGGCTGCGCGCGCAAACCCTGCTCGAGCAGCACGCCGGCTGGGCCCAGCGCCTGGAGCGCACGTGGCAGCTGCACGAAGCAGTCGATCGCGGCGGCGGCCTGCTCGTGTGCCAGGAATGCACCCGGCCGTTCGCCACCGCCCTGTGGCCGTGCCTGACGATGCAGGTTCTCTTCGGCTTGGAAGAGCCGTAGACGCGGCCCCTCAGACCGCCTGCCGACGGTTGCCCCCCGGCCGTCAGCAGGCACCCCGCCCGGCAGCCGGACTCCATAACCCCCGGTCCGGCTGCCGGGCCCAGACCACCGAACCCCCCGGAAGGGGAGTACCGCCGGGCCGCGGACCTCGGGTTCGCGGAGGGATGCCGGCGATGAGGCTGGCCGCCTGTTGAGGGACAGGCGGCCGGCCGCCCACAGACCTGAAGACGATGGAGAACCCGATATGAGTACCCCAAACAAGGTCCTGCTGCAGCAGACGCTGACCTATATCAAGCGGTACCCCGACACCTGGTACCAAGGGGACTGGTCTTTGCAGACCGACTGCGGCACGGCTCACTGCTTCGCAGGCTGGGCCGTCAAGCTCGGCGGCGTCACGCTGGACGAGGACGACGAAGTCCTTCGCGCCAGCCTGCCCAGCCCGGACGAGCTCCAAAAGCACATCGACGACGACCCGGCCTCGCCCGGTTACGTCCACGTCTCGGTGGCCGCGCGACACCTGCTCGGGCTGACGCCGGAGCAGGCGGAGGAGCTGTTCAGCGGCGCCAACGCCGTGGAGGACCTGGAGCGCATCGTCGCTGAGCTGTGCGCAGACGCCAGCACTGGCAGCGACAGCGACGTGGCGAAGGCCGGCGGCTGATGGCGCTGCGCTTCGATTCCCCGATCGCCGAGCTCGGCTGCACCACCGAAGCTCCGAAAGCGCTGCGCGCCGCCGGCATCGACACCATCGGCCAGCTGATCGCCCTCACCGAGGACAACGCCAAGCAGATCAAGGGCCTCGGCGAGTACCGCCTGGCCGACGTGAAGGCCGCGATGGCCAAGAACCGGCTGCGGTTCGCCACCGCCCCGCTGATCGCCCGGCGGTGCAACGACTGCCCGGTGTGTCCCGGGTGCGGCAACCCGCGCGCCATCGAGCCGAAGCAGGTCGTCGCCGACGTCGCCGGCCGGTTCAAGCACACCGGCGAGGAGGTCCTGCCGACCTGCGACGACTGCGACGCCCACCACCGGTCCCTGTTCGCCGGGGCTGCCGGAAAGCAAGCGGTGAGGGGCCCGCGAGGAGGTGCTCATGCCGCGTGAACTAAAGCCGCACGGCACGCCGGGCCGCTACCAGCGCCACATCAAGGCAGGTGAAGAGGCGTGCGATGCCTGCCGTGAGGCCCGGGCGCAGTACACCCGCGACTACCGCGCCGGCAAGGTCGCGGCGCGCGAGCCTGCGCAGTGCGGCACGCTCCCCGGCTACTACACACACCGATACCGCGGTGAGAAGGCCTGCCGCGCGTGCCTGGATGCCTACGCCGAATACACCAACGACCGCCGGGCCAAGATCCGGCAGGCAAAGGCCGAGCGCGCGGCGGCGTTGGACGCGGCCTGGGCCGAGGTCCTCACCGAGGCAGGTGTCGCCTGATGCCCGCGTCAGCCCTCGACGTCGGCCAGAACCGGCGCCGTTCCAAACCGGCCGCAACGGCCGTGCGGGCCGCATAGCACCGCCTTGAACATCAGCACACGTACGAAAGGGCGGTACCGGCATTGGCCACGTTGAAGCACCAGGCACTCGGCAACTACGCCTGGATGCAGGTCATTCGCCGCTCTGACCTGCCCCAGCAGATCAAGGTGGTGGCCTTCATCCTCGGTATCAGCGCCGACGCCGACGGCTCCAACGCATCGTGCGGACAGAAGCGGCTCGGCGACGAGGCGATCTGCGATGAGCGGTATGCCCGCGACTCGGTCCAGGCGCTGGAGCTACTGGGCCTGATCGAGGTGACCCGCTACGGCCGGACCGCCACGGACGCGAACACCTACCAGCTGACCACACCCGGCGGGGACCTGCCGGGCATCCCGATGCGCCGTGACCCGAAGGGTGTGCCGCTCGGTTTGGACGGTGAACCGCGGGTTGGGAAGCGTCCGAAACCGCCGGCGCTGCGCCCGCTGCTGGCGTCGCTTCAGGGCAGGCAGCTTCCGGAGCGGCCGATGCCGGTGGAACGTACCGGCAACCCCGTGTCGGAACCTGACCCTGACGTCCCTGTGGATAACTCGGACGGTACCGGCAACCCGGTGCCGCTACAGCTTGTCGAGGATCCAGAACCTACTGACGAGTACCGGCAACCCGGTGCCGCTACGGACCCTGTGGATAACCAGCCGTACCGGCAACCGGTTGCACGAGTACCGGCAACGGGTTGCACGAGTACCGGCAACCCGGTGCCGCCTACCAATCTCTTCCTACTTCTTCCAACTAACTCACCTCAGGTGACCCAGTCACCTACCCGAGACGGTGACGCCTGTGGACGAAGCGAAGAAGTGGATGAAGAGTCCGAGCCGCCGCCGGCCGACGACGAACTCGACACCGCCCGCGCTGTCCTTGCCGCGATGCGACCGGCCGCCGCGACCGCTTGGCGCGTCGCCGGCCGCCGCGCACTCGAAGCCGACGGCGTCCCGCTCACCAAACGTGGCGTCGAGATCCGCGCCGCCCACCTCGCCACCAGACCCATCGACAACGCCGCCGGCGGCGCAGCATGAGCCGCTTCACCGGCCCATGCGGCCGCGGCGCCACCCGAGACGACCGCCGCGAGGCCCGCCTCGAAGCCGAAGCACGCGCCGACGTCACCCCGACGGAACGACGCCGACCCAACCCGACACCACCCGAAAGGGACTGCGAATGATCCACACCATCCGGGCCAGCCGATGAAGCCCATGACCGCCCGCCTGACCTGCCACGCCGACGACTGCGTCAACACCCGCCGCCGCGACCAGCTCATGTGCCGCGCCTGCTGGAACCAGGTCCCGCAAGACATCCAGGAGGCCGTCTACGCCGCCTACGACCCGTCCGCCGGCTACCGCCAAAGCCCCGAGTGGGCCGCGGCCGCGCAGCGCGCCATCGCCTCCCTACGACCGGAGCAGACCTGATGCCCACCAACGACCCCATCACCACCGACCGGCTCATCGCCTCCATCCGCGAAGGCATCGCCACGCAGCCGACGCTGACCGCCCAGGCCCGTCCGGTCGCCGACAGTTTCACCACGCTCATCCACTATCGGCTGCCGAAGGTCACAGCCGCCGACGGCGACCTGATGATCCACATCGCCGCGTTCCTCGCCGATGTCATGACGGCGCTGACCGCGGCAGGCGACGCCCCCGTCGACGCGATTACGACCGCAACCAGCGCCATCGCCATCGCCGGCCTCAAGCTCCACGACAGTGGCGAAACCCCGACCGCCGACGACGACGCCGAGACCGCCGACGCCGCGGCGAGGCTGCGCGCCTGGTTCCAGGCAGAGGGCCCGCTGGTGATGGACGAGGAAGACCTCGACGACGTGCAGAAGGTGCTCGCCGCGTACGAACGCGGAAGGACCGCGCAACCGGCCAACGGCGACCCGTGCGCGGTCTGCTACTGCCGGGGCTGCCCGCAGTGCGTCAGCCTGACGCCCCCCAGCGAGGTGTGCTTCTGTCGCAAGGCCATGCGGCCCGAGCCTGCGAAGGCGGACGAGCACCAGCCGCCCGAGACGCCGACCGTCCCCGGACCGCAAAGCGAGCGCAAGATCAGCGATGCTGCGATCCGCGCATACGCCGCCGTGCTCATCCAGGACTACGCGGCCGGACTCGACTACCTCGACCTCGCCGAGCACATGTTCGTCGATACCAGCATCGGCGGCGTCCTGCTCGCCGACCTCGACGGGCCCGAGATCGATGACGTGCAGCGACGCATTCTCAGCGCTGCACACACCGCCGCGATTGCCTCTTCGTGGCCGCACAGCCGACAGGACGCCCCCAACCGTGCCGCCGTTGAGGCGGCCGAGACAACGGGCGGCGAGCAGGCGCAGGGGGCGGCGGGACGCGTGGGGGCGTTCCTGGACGACTGGCCCCACGGCGACGTCGTGTGGTTCGCCAACGCCGAGGACGTCGCACCGCTGACAATCGCCGACCTCCGCACCGTCCTGGCCGAACTCGAGCGGCTGGCGCCCGTGGAAC